TTGCCAGTATCCCGTTGTTTCGTATTCAACAATTCCTTCACAATCAATATCCGGGCATGGGTATGCTGCGTCTAACTCCGTTAAAGCATCCTCAAAACTTTCGAAATATTCATCTTCCGTCATCATCGTAGTACACCTCCACTTGCTCATGTGATTGTCGGAGACTTTCAGCGACCTTCTCAGCATTTTCAGTCATCTGCTTTTCTTGGTGGTTCTTCATCAAGCAAGAACCACAAATAATATTGTTACTGTGGTTGCATGAAGTTATCATATCTCCATATCCTCCAGTGTTTCCAGCTCTTCACACAGCGCGTCGATTTTGCTGCGCAGGTGGACTTGTAGGTTGATGTTTAGGTTGTCTAGGGCTTCATTGTATGAGTCCCCGTCGGCTTCAATAATTTGCTGGTCGCGCATCACTCTGAGCCTTGTCACCCTTACTGGATCAAAGCATACGAGATCACGCTTGTTGCAGTAGTCAAGGAACTTAAAATATTCCTCTTCTGTAGTCATTTCTCTATCCTTTCCACGGCTTACAGCTCGAAGTAGCTTTCCTCAATCAAGTTGCGAACATTGGATTTCAATTTACGCAAATTTGTTTCATAGGCCATGTTTTCTTGAATAGCTGAAACTAATTCCCTAGCAAAGTAAAGATGTTCTGATAAACGTTCCGTCTCTTTATCAACTTCCATTTTCAGCAGTTCAGAATAATCCGAATCTTTCTCGGCCATCAATTCTTCGTAGAATTTTTTAGCCTTTTCATCCTTGCATTCGTACTCGAAATACTCTTCTGCTGTTTGTCCTGATATTTTCATAACAAACTCCTAAACAAATTTCCAACGATTCTTTATATAGTCCGAATATTCAAGTTCAGTAATTCTGCGTTCATATTTTAACCAACGAGCAGTTACTTCTATCATCCCTTCTTTCTGATAACTTTCCAGCCACGTGATTTGTAGATGTCGATTCGTGCTTTTGATTGCCGTTCAAGAGAACCAATAGTTTTGTCATAAAAGTCAATAAGCAATGCACCCGATTTTCCTTTTGCCTTACGCAAAGCTCTACCAATACGTTGAACCGTCTGAATAGACGAACGTCCAGCGGCTGCATTGATAACTGTGTTTAGTACCGGTATATCAATACCTTCGACGAAAATTACCGATGTAATTGCTAGTTTAAGTGAACCATCTTTCAGTCCATTTTTAACAGCATCACGTTCTGCCGAAGACGATTCACCATAAACAAACGGAACATGATATCCATAATCAGCAAACAACTCCTGCAGAATGTGTCCATGTTCAATATTCTTGATTGTTACCAGAGTAGTTTCCCCTTTCTTCGCGCACTCTATAGCTTTTTTCGCAATCGTCCTATTGCGTGGGAAATTATCTATGATACCAAAATGATATTTTTCTGGATAATCTTCTAGGACATTTTCATACCCAACACCACTTGTGACTGTGTAGATGTGTATTTCTGGTTTTGTTAGGACGTTGTCCTTTTGGGCATCTTGTATTTTGTATTCACCAATCACAGGACCAAGCAATGCTTCTGCCGCCCAACGAGTTTTGTTCTGATCGCCTTTTGTAGCAGTGAATCCAAGTTTAGTATGTGCCGCACTTCGTTGAAGAATCTTGCCGTAGTTGCCGTTTATGTCTGATACATGATGACCTTCATCAATCAACACAACACCAAACGTATCTACGTGCTGGTCGCAAACTTTTACGAATGACTGGTGTGTAGCCACAGTAATTGTATTAATGTTTTTCCGAGCACCTGACCATTCACCGACATTTTCTTCACCGAAGAATTTAACAAAGTCCGCTTTCATCTGTGCAACCAAATCAGTTGTGTGTACCAAGAAAAGTATTTTATCTAATCTTACGAAAGCAGATGATATCCCAGCGATAATGTATGATTTACCAGTACCAGTAGGAGCTACAATCAACCCTCTACCTATTTCAATTCCGCATTTAATCAGTTTCTTTTGGTGTTTCATGAAGGTAACACCGTCAAGATGCGGTTCATCAAATTCTACATCTGGTAAATTATCAATGATTTCATATTCCAAATCATTACGTTCAAGATGTCTTTCTGCTCGGTCAAGCAGTCCTGATAAGAAATAAAATTCGTCTTTGCCACGTTGCTCAATCATATAGTGGCGCTCACTGACCTGTTCTTTTCTGTGACCTATTTTTCTCCAGTATTTGTGTTCATACGACAAAGCACTGTTAAGGTGCAGAAAGCCCTTGTGGTCAGTTCTAACCCATACAGGGTCTAATACTTCCAATGTAATCATAAATCACCTATGCTGTAATTTCGCTTCTGAGCGTTTCAAATTATGTAAAGCATAGCAGAGTAACAAAAAAGAAAAAAGACAGCACACAGAGCAAATTCCGCAGCGAGCCGCACTGTGTGCTGTCGTGTCTATGCTACTTTTTCAGCATGAAATATTCAGAAACGTTTTTGACCTGCATAAGACCCTTATCAAGCGCGTCACGAAAGCCAACGTCACCGATAGCTTTCTCAACACCAGTTTTGCTGATAGTCGCATGAGCATTAAATGCCTTCTGTCCCATGAACTTGATAAGACCAGCTTGATCCGACGTAGCGTAGTTTTCCCGAACAGTGTATGCCAATTTACCGTATTTTGTTTGTAGGTTGCAAGCAACGCCAGCATCGAGAAGTTCCTGTTGGGCTTCTTTTATTTCCTCTTTCAGTCTACGTTCCTGAGTTTTGAGCAAAGCCAAACGTACAGCTACTTCTTCCACAACGATTGTATCAGTTTTATCAGGCATTAGGGCCTCCTTTTAAGTAAGTGGGAGTATCAAGACACTGTTCATGATCCGCAACAGTACGTTTACATCTAGGACAAGTGAAAAGAGTTTTGTGGTGAACAAAATGTTCCATACAGTCACATGTCCAAAACTCACTTGTCACATATACGGGCTGCAAGGGCAGTGTGTCCAGTTCCGCGATATTCGACCGTTCTTTCACAGTCCAACCTCTCTGTTCAAAGTACCACCATTTGATATCCTGTTCATATTCAATGTCATAGATAAAATGGAATTTCGGTTTTTCGTTTCGGTCGAATACAGTTACCGAGCGCAAGTTCTTGTGATAGACCTTGCGAGCGATAGCCGCTGTTAAATATTTTTTGAGTTGATCCATCATAAAATCAATGTCCTTAAAGGGGGATTGCTCCCCCTCGTTTACGTGACTATGCAACACCTTTGTATTTCCCCCAAAGTTTGTTTGAGAATTGTGCCATTTTGCGCTCCAAGTCAAATGACCGTTGCGCTGAATTTACTTCGTGTCGGGCATATTGCGTACAAGCGGAGTTAATATCCCAAATTGTAGCTGTGCCTTTCTTCAGCAAACTGCTGAGTGTAGCCTCCTTGTTGTGATTCATCAACGGCAGTTGAAGAACCTTGTCACGTTCAGCTTCCGAGAAAGGAAGATTTTCCAAGTCAACTTCCATTTCTTCAAGAACACCAACACTTGTCTCCGCCCATTGTTTCCACAGATCCATTTGGTCACTGAAGTTTTCCATTTCCTTCTTCAGATTTTCTGAAATGGAGCTGACTTCCTCAGCACCAAAGATATGCCGCCTACGAGTGCTGACTCTTGACTTGAAAGCAATCAGACCGTTTGAACAGACAAGTTCCTCAGCACCGAAATCAAGTCCGTAGTGCTGACTCCTATCAAGTGAGTTTGTCTGAATGATGCGCGGACGAACAGGGTCACCTATTTTCACATCGAACTGCCCAACATCGGGGAAGTACGCCTCTACCCTGAAACGCGCGCCGTCTTGCCACATGTGAAATTTTAGCTCCGGCTCACCAAACTCTTCAGGAATAGCCTTGAGCAAATTGTATGTTGCAACTTCATGTGGTATTAAATCGTAATGATCCGATACGATGTCAAATTGTGCGCCGGTATTTGCATCAAGAACCAACTTGCGATTCTCAACCAATGTTTTGTCAAGTCTTCCGAAGAAGATCGGTTCAAGTATTGGCTCAGGCCACACTACTTCGGGAAACTTCTCACGAATTTTAACCTTCACCTCTTCTATCTCTTGGATTTTCTGAAGTTCTTCTTGACCAGTCATGATTATCCTCCTACTTGTTGATTGATTGACATTGATTTGCCTACAACTAGACCATCCCTATAAGCTGCCATCGAACCAGAACCCATTGAATAAGATTTCATTTTCATACTGGGGTACTGAGACGACAGAAAGTTTGCCACTGCGTCCTTCTTGCAGACCACGAGCGCGTTTGTAGCTTCCGAAGAAACTTCCTGCTTTCGCTTATACATTTCAACCAGTCTCGGTCGAAGTTCGCGAGCAACGCCAATTCCAAACATCTTCTGATCACGCTGTAGCCGATATTTATGCTCAGCCTCTTTTGCGATGCGAAGCCGAAGATACTTGTAGAAGTTGACCAACACAGCCACATCAGACTTCGTACCAATGAACCGTCTAACCTTTGCACCATTATCTGCATTAGTCAAAATCCGTTGACAGTCGAATGCCTCGCACAATGCAGAAGCCAAATCAGTCTCCCATGCCTGATGATGTTTCACCGTGCAAACAACGTCTGATTCCAGAATGTTCGAAGAATCAATAGTGCCATCTTCTTTGACATCTTCCAGACCGACGTTGTACTTAGCCATGAGTTCCGCGGCACGTTCACCAGCAAGCTGTGATTCCGGGGAATCGGGATTATCAGCGGCAAGCCTGAGAAGCTTTTGCAGCCTGTCCAGTATCTTTTGTTCTGCCATTTCAATCTCCTTTAGTGGCTTTTATGAAGTCTTCTGCAATCTGCTGTGCAGCCACCTTTGCACAGCAGATTATATCAGATTGTGAAATGCCATCTTTGCAGTTGTGCCTAGCATTGAATTCCAGAGTAATCATGGCTATTTCTCTTCTGAAGCGTCTTCACTGACCTTCACACCGTTAGTCTTTTTGCCTTCAAGACCTTCAGAACCATAACCAGTGATAAAGTATTTCTTGTCTTCCGTGATACGAAGATCCACTTTCCAAACATCAACAAGATGTTTCAGATGCGAAAGTGTCCGAGCGCGTGTAGCGCCAGCAGCTTTCATAATTTCCTCAAGAGTATGCGCTCCACCGTTCAAGAATACATCATCAATCAATGATCCCTGACAGCCATTCAAGTGCCCCCAAACATTCTTGCCACGAGTTGCCTTCTTCTTTGTAGCAGCCTTTTTCACCCTTGCGCTGCCATTCTTTTCGAAGTTGTCCAGACATGCCTTGTATGCGTCTGGGTTATCTTTACTGCAAGTCTGGTTGCAAGAACTTGCCGGTGCGGGGTCATACTCAAATCCACACATTGACTGGAACTTTTCTTCCGGCTTTTCTTCAGAAACCGTAAGATTCAGATCCTTCTTCGGAGCTTCCTTCTTCGGAGCCGCTTTCTTTGCAGTTGTCTGTGTAGCCGCCGTATCTTTCTCAGCCGCTGTGCGAGTTGATTTCCGACGGGCAGATGCGTTAGCCTTTGTAGTCGCTGTTGCGTTAGCCTGAGTCGTGGTCATAATCCTTCTCCTTTTCTTGAGATTGTGTACCGAGCATACCAATTATGCTCACTGAATAAATGCGCTCTTTGCGCTACGTGTAAAGAATAGCGCATCTGTATATCAGATGCAAGCTAATACCATAAAAAATTTATATCGCCTCAGCGGATTTTTCTAACCAACCGAGACCTTGAACAATTACCAAGCGTTTGCCATTAACCTCAATTTCGCCATCAGGATTAAATATTCCAAGTTTCACGATACCATCTTTGGTTTTCGTCTGACCTTCGAAACGACAGCCCTTGGTTGCTTTGAAGTCGCTGCCTACGAACAGACCAAAGACAAAATCTGGTGTGCCTTTTGTTTCATCCAAATCCGAGATTGAGACAATAGATTTCCTGTTCCGTTTTTCAAAGAAGACAAAGACATCCGGCAGTTTCTTGCCTTCCAGAGTTGTGTTGTTGTGAATTTCAAGTAACCGACTTCCCTCATAAACGAAAGTTGTTTCCGCTTCCAACGCAATGTTTGAATAAAGAACCATAATTTACCCCTTAAAGATAAGACGCTCAGCCACTTCCCGATATGGGGATTCAGCTTCAACCATCTTCTGAAGAACTTCATCCTTGTTTTCTGCCGCATTGAGTTGATCTCCTATCAAGTCAGTTGCTACTCCAACATCATTAAACAAATCATCCATCACAGCTTCTACCCTGCTACAACGATCAGAACCTGCTTTTTCAATGATGTCCGCACTTTCGTCAAAAAACCCATCTTCGTAGTTATCTACCGAATTACTTGCCATATCCATGCAAGCTGATTCATAGAATGACCGAATGTCCTCAAATGATGTGTTCATTTTGCCTCCTTTGGTGTGTAAACCTTGTATGTACATTCCTTGTTATCATAAACCGCAATTGCGATTTGTTCCTTATTGGGTTTTAAAAATAATGACGCATCGCCTATAAACTCAGCCTTTCTGTTCCAATTATGTTGCCTTAAATATTCTGCAAATTTGTGGTCACTACCTTCTAAGTCTTCCCTACGTTCAACATCATGTATTTCCAAGTCAGTTCTAGCCATGTTTATTCTCCTGTCAACGTATGATCATATTTTATGATGTATTCTTCCTTTTTCCAGATGATGTATAAACTGCCGATATTACTGAATATCCGACAATAAACTCGACGCCAACGCCCATCTACAAATACCATGAACGTAGTTTTTAACTTATTGCCATAACCAGTTGCAGTTTGCATCAAACCTTGCTCATGATACCACAACGGAGATTCTTTAACCTTTATTTCACCTGAGTAATGATCTTCCAAGTATTTCATGATTATCACCATTCCTTATGAGAGTCGTCAGATTCGTTGTCGAAATAGCCTTGATTGTATTCCGCTATTTCATCTTCAGTTAAGTCTGTGATTTTCGGTTTATTTCCTGTACCATTAGGATACCAGTGAGGTTCGCTCACGCGCCGATAATAAGAATCAGCTCCGCCACGATCATACAAACTGCCGTGTCGCTTACGATTAAATTGGGGAAGATATTTTTCCATGACTACAGTCCTTCCTTGTCGAAAAATGCAAAGGCTTCGACCAAAGTTTGAAAATAGTGACCATTTGAAAAGCCATCGTGAATAGAGCCGTGTTCAGCATTGTGCAGCCATACGACATACTCACCGTCCGGCGTCTCAATCAAGACATAAGATAGATGGTCGTCAGTTTTAATAGTAGGATGAACCAATTTTTTGTGCGAGAACAATACCTTTAGATGTGCCGACTAGCGAAGTCATACCTTTTCTCATTTTTACCTCCTGTTTGAGTGATTAGCACCGATCGCTGAAGTGCGCTCGATACACTGTTGTGCTTAATTAGAAGCATATCGTATCCGATTTATAAGCACAAGCAAAAGCCTCAAAATAAATTGAGGCCTGAGCTTTTACCGATAAATCTTACTGTACCATTAGGATACCGGTGAGGTTCGCTCACGCGCCGATAATAAGAGATCTTCCAGTTCTTCTTTATCCATGAGCATGATGCGTTTTTCCAACACATGATCTTTAAATTCACCATCCTCGAACACATCTTTTACCCAAGATTCATCAATAACTGCCCATGAACCTATTGGGTAGCGAGCTGTACCGAAAGGGTCTTGACCTTCAAACTGGGGTTCTTCATCGACAGCAACCAAAGTGATACCTTTAACCATCTTCATTGCACAGTGGTCGCAGGGAATATAGTCCGCGAATGCGGGACCGTCCCCAAAACCGTCTTCCACTTCAGCTTCACCTTTAACTTCTCGACACCAAAAACAAAGCATGTCAACCTTTTTCATACTACTTCTCCTCTCTTTTTTCCCGTTTGAATGCTTCCGCTCTAGCCATCTTGTGCTTGTGTACATGTGCCCGAAATTGTCCACACTGTTCATCACAGTAGTATCCACAGAAACAAGTTTCTGTCCAGTAAGCACCTCCTGGCTCAAACTTCTTTCTCCATGGACAATCTTCCGGTGGATCCGCAACGTGTCCTCCCCTAGGATATTCAATCTCGGATTGCTTTCTCTGTTTTTCCCGTCTTTCAAGCAAAGCCATTTACGTCCTCCTTATAAACAGAATATCTCCTTGATACTTGCCATTAAATGACAATCCGAAGTGTAAACTACCCATCTCTTTTTCATAACGACGCACATCAATAACATTTGAATCCCTTTCCCGCATCATTTTGACGAGCTCCTCGTTAATTCTCCTACTAACGTAGGCTTGCGTACCCCCTACGTTATGGAACTCGATCTCCGCGTCTTTAACTAAATCATATACGATCATGGTTTTTCCTATCTGCAAGACGTTTTAACCATTCATTGACATCTATCATGTCTACGGTAGCTTCACCCAACACCTCATTGTGATCCGAAGGATCTAGTGCCAACACATGAACAAAATTTTGCTTGTTTTCCGTAGAGAAGCCAATGCCGAAGTCGAATTTGCCACCACTCTTGTTGATTACCGACCCTATCAACCCATCAAACACCTTGGATATTTCATCGTTTTCCCGATAAACCGCAGTAGATGTCAAATCCAAGTCACCGACTTTTAAATCCGTATAGAGAAACATCATTCCTTTACAAACTCCTTCGGCACAAAGCAATACACATCCGGCTCACCAAACACATATTCACTGCCGTGTTTTTTCGAAAGAACCTTGCAAAGAGCCAACGTCAGTGACAATTCCTCACCTCGCAGACACATAGCCGAAGCTTCAGCAAAATCCTTCTCCGAAATATCTTCTACCGTGTACAGCATAGAATCTCCTGTTTGCATAACCACAGAGTATTGCAATCCATCCAAAGCATCTATGTTGTGATGGATTTTGTCCAACACAAGATGAACTTGCGCCGTGTTCAACTGAATACCTTCATCCCAAGCCAGTTCATGCACATCTTCATCCGTCCAGAAATCAGCAGCTATGTATTGATCCTTATCGTAATTCTTCTCCAAGTATGCAACAACATCTTCCACCGTAGGCATAATCATTCCTCCCAAATAGTGATTGGTTCCGAGTAAATTCGCATTGCACCAAAGTGAATGCGAAACCTTGTGCCAGTCCGGGTCAGATAAAACGCATCAGAACCACCAAGATTCTCGCGCAACGTCTCGAATATCTGGAACTCCAACTCTTGAAAATAATACGACAAAGGAACATCGTGCCGTCTCAAGTCAAATGCGACCTGAAACGCTACATGTTCGCCCTTAAAATGAAAATCAAACCCGCACCCTATAACTTTCATGATGCCTCCTTACTGTGAGCCTTGTACATAATTAACCCTTTCAATTTGAGAGACAAACCGCACACGCTGAACTGCGCATACGATAACTTACATATAAGCATATCACAGCCAGCTAAAAATAGCAATTTGAACCTAAAAATAATTCACGACCAAAAACGAACAAAATAGCCAGCAACTGCTGAATTTACCGACAAAAAGAACCATTTAGCAAATCCAGCAGCCACATGCCGATTATGATACCCTATTTCTAAAACGAAACCTCCCTATTTAGCTGCCCCACAACGTGTGCATTCACGAATGCCGGTCTTCTCTGAGTACCTAATGCAGTCAGACGTGAGACAAGAAAGACAAACCCAACCGACATTAGTTTCCATCAAATGTGTGCCATGTTCCAAGACATGAGCAGAAACCATGTTGTAATAATCCCAACCCAAAGAACCAATGATCAAAATGAAATCCGTCTTACGAAATAACTTGCCAGTAGTTGTATACCCAACCCGAAGACGTGTCTGCAACTTGTACTCAGTGCCGTCATAGTCAGTGTGAACCTGCCACCACGACTCAACAACCTTCCCAGGCAACCGATCAGAATTGAATGTTAAACCAATTCTTGCTTTGCTCATGATAGAACCTCCCTTGTTAAGATAAAAGCTGAAAGCGCAGAAGTACACGCAAGATAAAGTATCGACATATTATGAGTATAGCACATCCGTATATAAACCGCAGAAAAAACCACAAAATAAAATAAAGCCATAAATAAGAAATTCCCAAAAAAAAACTAACCAACCACGAAATTGAGAAAATGGACCGAACTCGGAGAACCAAGAAATAAAAACCAAGAAATCAAAAACCACCGAAGAATCAGAGAATTGCCAAGAAAAATCCATTGTAGAAAGAAACCAACCAACCAACCAACCATTGTAGAAACAAACTTCCATAGTAGAAAGAAACCGACCAACCATAGAAGTAACAATCCGAGGTAGTAGTAGAACTCTCCGTGTAGTGGACTCTCCGTGTAGTAAGGAACTTTCCGAGAGAGTAAGTAAGAGAATAGAAGCCGAGGAATAGAACCTAATAGAAAGTGGACAGAAAAGGAGGGGATTAATACCAACCCGATACACGAAATCCGACAAAACGCATACCACATAGGAGTGGAACGGCACCAAATCCCGTCCAACTTACCATTCACGAGCGAACTGTGATTCCTACTGCGTTTAACCATAACCATAGGTTACGATTGGTCCCGATTCAGCGTAGACAGAACCCCCGAATCTTAACCTAAAACAAAGGATGGACACGATTTTGCTACCAACTAGGTAATCTCGTCTGTGGTTGTGGATAGGAATAGGATAGGTTTACCAGGTACACTGAACAAGAAAGAACCAGGAGCAAACCTGGTGTCTTGCAGTGGAATGAACCGAGAACAAACCAGGAGAAGGAAAGGAAACCCCGAACCAAGAAAAGAGGTTCCGGGCGATCAACTCCGAAACCTCTTGTTACAGTCAACCTTCCTGCATGAAGCTGTGCTCCAACCATCGGAAGGGCCTAGACTGCCTTTTGCCTATTTAGTAATCCTTCGGCCTAAACAAGTAACACAGACCGATGGAAACAAATCCCCAACCAACCATTATTAGAATATCAACCAACATAATTACACCACCCTATATTTGAGAATGTATGGACGAAACTTTGTGCCGACCTTCGGAGCAACAAAGCCAACTACCTGAGTGCCGACCTGAATACGCAGGTCGTAATGGCTTGGGTTGCCTAGGTTGAAAAAGCCACCTACCTGCTTGCCGTTAACAACCAAGATACGAGATTTCGTGCCGCACTTCTGAATCTGAACCTTTTTCATAATAACCTAACCTCCTGTGAGTTTGAGACAACCAACGAGCAACAAACACCTTTTGCTGCTCATCTTTAACTTGACTACAGTATATCAGACCCTCTTGAGATACCATAATATAAACCAACAAAAACTTTGCTACCAACTGTGTAATCTCGTCTGCCCTAGGAGCTACCAACTGTATGGTCTCATCTAGGCTTATTCCGAGGAATAGGGAAGGAGTTGGCTACCAACTATGTAATCTGGTCAAGGAAAGGAATAGGGAAGGAGTTGGCTACCAAGTGTTTAATCTGGTCTCACCCAGGCACAAACCTGGGAGCTTCCGACCATCTGCAAACCCAGGGACAAACCAGGCATCTGTCCGTCCGATCAATCAACCAGGCACAAACCAGGCATTCCGTCCGTCCGATCCATCAACCAGGCGCAAACCAGGCATCTTGCATAAAACAAAAAAAAAGAGCGCTAGAACTCAATTCATAGAATCAAATTCTAGCGCTCTACTTTGCTCTGTGTTGAGACTTTACAGCGTAGACGCATAAAGTATCGTTCTACGCTGTAAAAGTCGCTTAAATCGTCATTTAAGATATTTGTTCAGCATGAAAAACTTAAATTCTTCAAAACTAATATTTTGATAGTCGTCTATGAATATTTCATAGAGTTCAGCTAAATCTTCATTATACATTAAAAGATTCTCGTTCTCTTTGCAGAACGATTGTACAGCACTGTAGTTTGTTTCATCGTTAACTTGTAAAGTCATGTTATATACTCTTTTCTAGCAGACTGTTAATGTTAAAAATAGCGCTCTACACGTCTGCTATAGTGTAGAGCGCTATGCGTCTTAGCTGTTAGCTGCTTTTTTCTGCGCTGTTTTCTTATTCATTTTCAAAGCTTCTTCATGCACAGCTTGCATGTGTTCTGTGTCATAGAATGCTGTGTAGAGCTTTTCAGCGTATTTGTTCAACTGCTGCTGAAATTCGCTCATGTTCATAATGTCACAGAACACTTGTTGATTCTCTACAGTAAAAATGTTCTTTTCATCGACGCTTAGCAAATCAGCGAAGACGCTTTGTTTATCGCGCACATGTTTCGCGACAGTCTTACGCTTGCAATCAACTAGCTTAAGAAGTTCGTGAATCTGTGATTGATGAAATTGTGTTGCATTCGCGCTTGCAATAATCAGCGCAAAGTCAAGCACCGCCGTTTCGCTAACGCTCTGTTTCTGTTTAGAGTAGATCAGCGAATTAAACGCAGTTTTATTACTCAACTCATTCGCTTTTGCAGTGCGCTGTTTAGATGCTATCTTTGCTTCGTTTAATTTTTCGTCTGTAAATAAGTTTTTCATGACTCTAATCTCTCTACTGCGCAAGTGATTAAGTGATTCGCTTGTCTGCTGCGCTGCGCAGTGATTCGCAACAAACAAGCGCTGTATATCTGTATATCGCATCTGAATTAGTTTGTCAAGCACTCGACTTTTTTAGTGAGTGTTAGCTCTTACTCATGATTTTAGTTCCCGACCACAATATTTTTCGTAGGAAAAACACCTCTCTTATTCATATACCACTATCATATGTTTTCGTAGTACCAGTAACAGTAACAGCACCAATACCAGTACCAGTAACAGCACCAGGGAGTCTTTTACCTGTACCAGTAATAGTAATCATTCCCCGCGCACATCATACCTGTACCAGTATCAATACCCATACCAATAATATACAACCAGAAAAGACCCCCCCCCCCTCCCCCCTTTAGAATCGCGCACGAGTCCCTTATTTTGGGGAAAACCAGCTGAAAGCCTTGACAATCCTCCTCCTCCACAGCATTATTTGTTCTTGAAAGGAGAATTATTGTTATGGATTTAACAACCCGCGGTAAGGAACGCATTGGGGGAATAAATATTCACAAAGGGAAAGCGAAGGATTCCGATGTGAATCTTGTTACCTGGGACGCTGTACCTAATTGCGATCCTGAAGAATGTCCTATTGCTGATAACTGCCCATATAATAAATCTGGGAAATGCACTTTGCGGCAGAATTACCAGAAACATGTGGTTGACACCGTTTTGAAATCGTTTGATTCCGTTTCAGAAGAGCAGATGTTGAAGATTGGTATGCACCTTATACCATTGTATTCGCAGTTGATTGAGATGAAAATTGTGGCTTTGGATGCTCCGAAGATGGTGGTGAACCGTGGCAGTCTCGCACCTCACCCTGTGTTCAAAGAGATTCGTTTGATCATACGGGAAATTTCAGCTTGCTTGAGGGACATTGGTGTTGGTGGCAATCACCTGGGTAGGGGCATTCCTCCTTCGCACAACCCAGAAAAAGGTGAGTTGGGTTATTATGAAGAAATGTTGGAGAACTAGGCATGTTGGAACGTAGGACTGATGCAGAGAAACCGAAACGAACCAAGATAGAACGCTATCGTGACGGCGGTGAAGGTTTTTGTGCTTGGTGTGAGGAGAATGTCCGTATTCCCGTGTACAAAAATGATTCACCAATTCCCTCATGGGTTCTTATCGGTGAACTGTCCCGTGAACCAGTAAAAATCACAGGTCGTTCATTCTGGGACATGTGGTGTGAGCAGCGTGAGGTTTTGAAACGTGCATTGGAAATGAAAGACGGTCGGCTGAAACACAGACTGATCGTTTTTTGTTGGCCTCGTGGTGAAGGCAAATCAGCGATTGCTTGCCTTATTCAATTGTGGAAGTTTTTCAATTTTCCACGCCAACAGATCATGCTTGGTGCAAATAGCAAAGACCAGGTCAAGTTTGTCCACTTTGACATCATGCGTGACACCATTCTCAATTCACCAAACCTTCTGAGGATCGTTGGCAAACGGAATGTCCAGGAGAAAGAGATTCGTTTGCAGAACAAGGTAGGTGTGACCGTTTCTCTCATCCGCTCCATTTCATCTTTTTCTGGTATCGTGTCGAATATCACCGGATACACTTTCTCGGAGATGTTCGACATGAAGAACCCCAAGTTCTTTGTTCAGCTTGACGGTTCTACTCGTAACATTCCCAACGCCCTTGGTGTTATTGACTCCACCGTATCAGAAAAATCCCACGTGCTGTATAAGCTCTACCAGTCTTACACGAGGAACAAAGACCCCAACTTGTTTTTCCATTATCGCTGTTCCCCAGAAGGAAGCCACAAAGACATGTGGCATCCTTATAACAGCCAGGAGCAGTTGGATTCTTATCGTGAGAAATTCCCACAAGCAGAATTTGACCGGTATTTCAAAAACATCTGGGAGGTTGCTGGTAGCAAGTTCTTCAAAAAAGAGGTGGTGAAAGCCTCTCACTACATCGGTGTTCATGGCACACTCGGTGTGCACTCTGAAGTCGTGAACATTTTGCAGAAGGTTGGTAAGCTTGAAGATTCCATTGAGCGCATGGATGAAGATTTAGGTTATTCGCGCATAAATGGCATGAAAAACGACGTTGAGAAGATCAAGTCTCCGCTTAACCCACTTTCAAGTGTATATCAACTATCAACTGAAAGTGGGCATACTCGTCACTGTACGTTTGACGAGCTACAAAAGCTCGGACAGATGTACAATACAGACTTTGCTATTTGCGTAGGACTTGACCGTGCTGACCCAATGAAGCAGGATTTGACCAAGGGAGCAAGAACCATACTCACAGCGGTTGCTAAGGGTTTGCCTAACAGCAAAAACAATCCAGAAATTTATATGGAAGATTCTGCTGTTAAGAAATATATTTACTTCCTGATTGATATAGTTCACATTGAATCCAGCACCTTGAATGAAATACAACACCATATCCAGAAACTTCATGACGAGTTTGATGGATTGGAGTCCTTCTGTTCTGAGCGTTGGGGTATGTGGGACTTCGGTTCTTGGTGCGAGGAAAAAGAAATGCGCTTTGAGGCTATTCAACCTTCTTATGATAGACAGAAAGCCGCTTTTTCTGAGCTATATACTTTGTATCAACAAGGATTGTTCAAAACTCCTGAAGTCCGCATACCTGGAGCAAAAAGTAGCAATCTTCTCGAAGAAGAAACCTTGCTATTTGACCATAATCCTGTTAAAAAGTGGTATGGTTCACCAGAGAAGAATGAAAAATATGGGGTGCAGGACGATTCTGTGTTCTCGTTGGCGTGGGCTATTTACGGTGGACGTGAATTGGCCATTGACGATTTTCGTGAACGTTCAAGTTCCATGATTTTCGGCGAAATGTTCCGTGAGAAGACGATAGGAGATTATTGATGGCAAACGATCCAAATAACATGGAGCAGATGGTAGATGAGTTGACGGAAGAACAGTTGCACATGGTTGCTCAGACATCTATCAATTGGATGAGTGGACAAGAACAAACAGTAGATGAAGATGGATTCGTTATTGGTGGTTCTGGTGAACTGTCCCAGGAAATACGCAATTACAGCAAGCTTCAACAGGAATGTTGGAATAAATTCGTTTCTAATCCGCAAATAAACTCACATGTCCGCGATTTTATGGGTAATTTGACAGGCAATGGATTTGCTGTTGAATCCCCGATACACGACATCAGTGAGTATTTCGATGAGATTTGGGACGATCCAAGAAACGCTCTTTATGTGCGTATGGGGCAATTTGTAGCTCGTTCTGAGATTGAAGGCGAACTGTTCTTGTCTTTGACTGTACATCCAGACGGTTTTGTGGAGATTGATTTTATTGATCCGTCACTTATTACTGGTGGAAGCAAAGATAACTCTGGTATTTTCTTCCATCCCAATAAATCAGCTTTCCCACTGTTCTATCGCTTTGAGCCGACAGAAGGCGCTGAAATGTATCTACCTTCAATCAATCTGGCGTACTTCCCAGAAATGATTCCTGAAGCAGAAAAGATGCTGAAGAAGCAGAGTAAGAAGGGATTTTACAATAAATCAACTTCCCGTAAGTATGCTCCGCTCAAAGGGTTGTGTACATTCGTGATTGCATGGGACAGAGGGTTTTTGACTACTCGTAATGTATCCCATGTAAAAACAACACTTGTATGGCTCAATCACTACGAAGACTTGAAGAGATGGGAGATTGACCACAAGAAATCAAGCGGTTCTTACTTGTGGGTAGCAAAAATCAATGATTCCAAAGCATATCGTACCTGGTTGAAACTCACCAAAGAAGAAAAAGCGGAAACAGGTCTGTTTTCAAAGAAAACTCCCGGTGGAACAATTGTTCTTCCCCCAGGCATTGATTTAGAGTGCCGCAATCCAAATCTAAGTTCTATATCTAATCAAGACACAGATATTATGCACATGGTAACTGCAGGACTGAATAGAACAGAAGATATGGTAAACGGAACTACAATGGGAGGCACAAAGGCAGGAATTACCACAAATCGTGGACCTCAATCTGACAGGATACAAGACCAAAAAGCTTATTTTTCCCGCTTCTTGCGCTATGAATTTTGCCGTGGAATGTTCACTTTGGCAGAAAAAGTAGGCCGATTGAAGCCAAAATACAATGTACACAAGGCTGTTTCGTTCAAAGATAAAGAGCCAGTTTTTAAAACAGTGCCTATGCCGCATTATAAATTGGTTGATTTTGAGTTCCCAGTATCAGAAATTTCAGACATCGAATCGAAAGCAAGGGCATTGCTGGGGGTTAAACATGGGTCTGTTTCTGAAAGTCTTGGTATTCCTAAAGAGGATATTGCGACGAAACTTGGTTTTGGTTCTTATGCCAAGAAACGCCTTATGTTCTCAACTGAGGAAGATACTTATCCACCAACTCCCTTGCAGATACAAATTGATGCCGCGGAAGAATCAGCCGGTTCCCAAGAACCACAAAATGTACCAAATCCTTCAAATCAATCTGTGGATGGAAATGAAGATGCTTCTCCTTAAGACAAACAATCCACAAAGAAAAAGCCTACGCTTGATAGAAGAATGGAAAAATAAACTTTACACCTAAACTTTTTTCTGTTATTAGGTATATGTAAGGAGATGCCAATGAATAAAAAGTTCAATTCTCATCCACGGATAATGGAAGCCCTTTGCACTCAACCTTGGTTGTGTACTGAAGAAGGACTCCGACAAATGATCGCCATCGCCTCATACGAAGGTGATGTTGAAGCACTCAAAACCAAACTCGAAGCTAAATACGAGGATGGGATGACTGCTACAGTTCGCGAAGATGTAGCGATTGTTCCTCTCGAAGGTCCGATTTTCCCTAAAGCCAACCTCATGACCGAAATGTCTGGGGCAACTGCTCTTTCAAAATTTGCCGTAGATTTTCAAGCCGCAGACGAAGATCCGTCTATAAACACAATTCTGATAAACGCCAATTCTCCAGGAGGGGTGGCTTCTGGTATTCATGAAATGGCGAATGTGGTAAAGAACTCCAAAACTAAGACGGTTGCATACGTCGGGAACCAGGCAGCATCAGCGGCGTATTGGATTGTTTCTGCTGCGGATGAAATTGTGATTGACGCTACAGCGGCTCTTGGGAGCATTGGTGTAGTAGCCGGTATTTCGAAGAAAGACGAAGACGCTCCGTTGGAATTTACCAATACTGCAAGTCCTAAGAAAAGGATGGACGTAGAAACGAAAGAAGGGAAAGCGGATCTTATTTCTACATTGGATAAATTGGCAACAGTTTTTATAGAAAGTGTAGCAACAAATCGTCAGGTCAGTGTAAAAACAGTAGAGAAGGATTTTGGTCAAGGCGGTGTCTTGATTGGAAAGGAAGCTGTTGAAGCTGGAATGGCAGATAGACTTGGTTCTTACGAAGAACTTTTACAGGAATTGGTCGGAACAAACCAAACCCAAGACGGAGGAAGCATTATGGATTTCAAAGCGTTGACGAAAGACCAGCTTGTTGCTGGTCGTCCCGACCTGGTTACTGAACTTGTTAATCAGGGAAAAGTTGAAGCTTCAGGCGAAAGCAAAAAAGCTATTGAAGCAAAAGACGGCGAAATTGCCGCCAAAGAAAAGGAAAACAAAGAGCTGGAAGCACAGATTGGGGAGTTGACTGCGAAAAATGCAGAGCTTGACCGCAAGGTGACTGCTTTTGAGGAGAAGGCAATTAAAGCTTCTGCTGAAAGCATCTTGACGAAAGCTCTTTCCGACAGTTCAATACCAGAACGCTTGCATGGTAAGGTGTCTGCCCAGGTACGCAAAGAAGATTATATTTCTGCCGAGGGCAAGTTCGATTCCGATGCGTATTCAGCGAAAGTTGATGCTGAAGTTAAGGATTGGGAAGAAACACTTGCTGAATCAGGCTCACTTGTGCAGGGGGTTGGTGCAAATTCAAAGACTCCTGAAGGAAAAACTGGTTCTGCTTCTTCAGACGAAGACGCTATACTTGCTCGTATGTGCGGCGACGTAGATTCCGAGTAAATTTTTAACTGATAAGGAGGTAACATCATGAATGAAGCACCTGGCATCGAGCGCACCGGATATACCCCGGGTCTCCCGCCGCTTTTTCACTCTCGTGCAGAAATTGCCCTGATTAAGGACAAGTCTGCCCACGCCGGATTCGGCTACCTGAAACGCGGCCGGGTAATGGCAACAACTGTTGCAGATGAACTGGTTGTACCGGTTCCCGTAGATTCTGGGTCTGTTGACGCCATTGACGCGGCACGTTCCCGCCTTGTTGTTGACGCAGGGGACACTGATACTACTGTAACTGTGTCGGAAGCTGACGCCGCAAAATTTCGCGTTGGTGATGAAGTTGTCCTGAACAACCTCACTCCTGTATATCAGGATCTTGGCGCAATCACGAAAATTGCTGCTCCGGCAAATGGTCAGGTTGTTATTACTGTGACCAATGCTGTTTCTGGTGCGTTAATGACGGTTGCAAGCCGTTCGGCTCTGAGCCACAAGACCGCTGCGGCTTCGCCTTTCTATGCGGCTTCTTGCGTATTGGACAAGGATATCAACACAGGCACTGCTGGCACTGATAATGCAGTTCCCGTTTCTGTTGTATTCGGCAATTGTATTCTGTATACCGCATTCCTCACTGGAATGTCCGCGAAATCGCTTACTGATCTTGGAGCTATCCAGGACGGTGTTCACACCATCATCAAGTAAGTGCTAACCACCTAAAGAAGGAGATTGAATTATGAAAGGTTCTGAAGGTATTCCGGCACTGAAACTGACGGTGCTGAATAAATTGATTCGTAAGTTCCCCACTGCGCCGACCATGTTCTTTTCGAACATGTTCCCCAGCCAGAACTACGATTCTGACAACATTCGCTGGGAAATTGAGTACGGCAGCGCGGGAATGACTCCGTTTGTAGCTCCCGGTGCCCCTGCTCCGGCAATCGGACTCGATGGTGTTGGTGAAGCAAGTGCCAAAGCCGCATACTTCAAAGAGAAGATGTACTTTGACGAAGAATTCCTCAACAACCTCCGTGAGCCAGGAACTACTGCTAAGTATCTGACTGCCGAGCGCCAACTTGCTCGTGGTATGCAGAAACTTCGCAATCGTTGTGACCGGCGCCGTGAGTGGATGATGTCACAGATGGTAACCCAGGGCGGATTTAGCTACCTTGCAAAAGGCGGTACTCGTCTTTCTGTAAGCTACGGCATTCCTGAAAGTCACCTGGTAACGCTCGGTACTGATCGTCAGTGGGATACTGGTACAAAAAAGAATCCCGTTGAGGATATTTTCGATGCGAAGACTACTCTCCAGGATGATGCAGGCGTTACTCCCAAGTACGCAATGCTCAACAGCAACCTGCTGAAGCTTCTGGTTCTGGACAAAGACATCCAGGCTCTGCTTCAGAAGTCTGCATTCGGCAATGGCGATCTGTTTGCTAATCCGTCACAGGTTATCGGCTCCCTGCTGGGCGTTGGCAATATCCAGGTGTACGATGAGACTTTCGAAGTTACCGGTTGGCTTCTCAGCAACGTAACTGGTGGTTCTTCCACTGACATCGTTGTTGACAATGCTGCTGACTTTGAAGTTGGTGGTACTCTGCGCCTTATCGACATGAGCGAAGCTTCCTCTTGGGAAGATCGTAAAATCACCGCAGTGAATGTAAGCACCAATACAATCACTGTAGCATCTGCTCCTACCAACAGTTACATTGCAGGTGAGGACAAGGTTATCATGCGTAAGAAGTTCATTGACGATGACACCTTCTTGATTTTCTCTGACACTTCTGCCGATGGCATGAAGATTGCGGAGTTCATGCAGGCACCTTACGGCCTTGAGCGTCAGTGGGGTATGAATGTTGATAAGAAAGACGAGTGGGATCCTGATGGTACTTGGACTCGTGTACAGGACAAAGGTCTGCCGGTACTGTACTATCCTGACACCATCTACCGTCTCAAAGTACGCTAATAGGAGGTCACATGCAATCCATTAAGGTTACACTTAAGGGAACCCTGAAAATGGGAAATGGTGACATTCTTTCAAGGGGCCACGTTTTTCGTGGCCCCGTTGAAAGCTTTCCTGAAGAGATTCAGAAAATGGTCAAAAAGAACAGTTCTATTCTCCTGATCCAGAAGGAGGTTGTTCCTGAAGAAAAGACCATTGACCCGCAGGAGCTAGAAAAAGCGGAAGCCAAAGAAAAAGCTGAAGCCAAAGAGAAAGAAGAAGCTGGAGCCGAAAAGAAAGAGTTGAAGCGCCCTGCGCGAACCACTCAGAAAAAAGGGTAATAAGATATGGCCATCTCATCTCTGGACGATTTAATTAGTCAAACACAGTCTTTGATGTCTGGAACAGCCGATAGTCTCGAAGTTCCTGCATTAGAGTCTGCGGCACAACAAGCTTTGACAGAGGTGGGATGGTCTTTCCCTATAACAGATAACACCAAGCAGTATTGGGCGATTGAGCGTTGCCGTCGCCACATACTTTATGTGCTGATGAACGTTGCGGCACTTAAATTTCAGTACAAACAGATTCATCTTGAGCATCGTTTCAAGCATCTGTCCGCAATGATTGAGCAGGCAGATTCAAAGTTCCAAGCGTTTGTAGAAGATAACCCGTCTTTGTTCTTGGATAGCGTTCTGAGCGATATGGACAAAGAAGGGTTTATGACCTACATAACAAACAGTTTTGTATATGACCCGGTAGGTATTCGGGTTGACGTTCCGCGCAGATAAGGATGAATTATGACCATTGCCAACGACATAAAGGAAGTTCTTGAAGAAGTCGGAACAGCAATGACCCTTCATCATCCAGACGGTTCAGCAACTACCGGTCTGTTCATAGATCCTACTTCATATCCAGACCAATCTACTCTTTTCATACGAATGTTTGCCCGTAGAGGTTCAATAGCCGCTGATTCCCCTGTCCAAATGGGAGACATTGTTAGTTTTAGTGGTACATATTTCCTCGTAACAAACCTTGTACCAGAAACCTTTGAAAATGCCGTTGTAGAGAATATTGCGCTGTTCTACCGATGCAATGTTGTCGGTAGTGTTTTGGAGTATTCTGATAATCCCCAATATGACGAAAATTACGAGCGTTTATCTCCCTGGAAACCTATAGCCGAAAATATACGCGCATGTTTTGTTGAGAAAGCTTTGGTTCAAGACGATACCATGATGGAAGGTGTCATGTCAAATACCCAAGGAACCATGATTTTGTACATTCCAGCAATCTATAAAGCGAAAATAGGTGATCGTTGGCAATGTTCTGATGGATGTAATTTTAAGATTCTCCAAGTCAATGCTTACGAATTGGACAATGTTTTAGTTTGTATGGCGGATAAGGATGATCGGTAATGGCAGGTAAAGGAACTCCAAGAGGATTATTTGCTATGGGTTGGGATGAGCATTTGCTCCCTCAACTTGAAGTCACCGCTCGGACGCTTGAAAAATATGGTAGAAAAGTAGCTTATTTATCTGATGATGGTGGTGGTTGGCTTTCTAAAAATATGGCTGCTGTAGCTGCGGCGCACGTGCGAAAATCAATTGAAAAGGGAGGAGAAAATCTTCCAGGATACCAAACTCGCACATATTCAAAATATTATGCTAAAGCAAAGGCTGCCGCTGGAGCAGAATACGGAGATCATATATTAACAGGCACTTTGATGGAATCTATTAAAGTGCTCAATCGCAGATACGGAAGTCAACGCGGTAGCATTGTAGGCATTGATCAAGGCAAGAAAACTGCAAAAGTGGTCATGGGCAGTAACGGTTTTTATACTACAGGTGAGCAGGTTTCTGTAGCGGGGTATACAGCCGCTCTTGAATTTGGTTGGCATAGTGACAAACCTAGACCTCTAATTTTAACGGCGATGGCAGATTTTGCTTCTCAGTTTGCACCATCCGCAGCAAAATATTTTATGTATCGGGTAGCAGATGAAGTGGAAGATAACTTGAGTGAAGCTACCAGAGAAGCGCGTTCTGGTGCAGGGAGGATTGCTTCCGCTTCCGTATCTCTTGGGGAAATGTCCCAAGCTACTGCCGGTGGGTTTAGTGTGCGCGAAAGTGAATCATCCTTTGCCACAGAAGACAAGAAGAATTTTATTGATGGTTTACGCGCCGCTGGGCTGGATGAAGCTACTATCCAGGAATACGTCCGAGAATTTAATGATAAGATTTGATTATGAGAATAGTACAAGTTGTGCCAAAAGACATCCACATACTGTTTGAGCTTCCGTACAGTGAGGTTCGTAATTTGATCGGTGGTCTGAATGTGACCGAGTTAGACCTGGATGCAAATAAACCGGAAGACGCAAAGATTTTGGAGACTTTTCAGAAGTTCCATAAATTGCTGGTAGATTTGGAAAAGGAGCTGAGTGATCCTGATGCTTGATCCAACCCTAAGCGATGCTACGATTCTGCGCTCTGTGCGGAAGTTCTTTATTGACGAGTTCAAAACGGTTGGGGGTATTCCTCTTTATTTTGAATTTATTGATAAGCAGCCTACAGATGCAGAAGGGAACAAGATCGACCGTTGGATGTGTGTAGTTCCCAGAAATTCTGTACGGGGAACACTCAGCACTAAGTATTTTCATATCTACCTGTTTTCTTCTGGGGATACTGACGGATATAAACTTGCTGAATTTAGGGACATTGTTTACGAAAAACTGGTAGATTTTTCCCACACAGACTGTAAAAAGCGTGTAGCTTGTTATGATTCATCTTGGACGCAGCAGTTTGTAGCTGTGGTTCAGGTACTGGATGATATGAATTTTGCTTTGTACACGGAAGGAATAAATCTCAAAATTCTTCCTTTTCTCTTGAATTGGGGAGCAAAATAGTGTTTATTCATTGTGAACAATGTGGCAAGAAGCTGATATACAAAAAGAGTGGTGATAATTACGTTTTTCGTTTTGGACGCTCTCACAAAGAACAGCCGATAGTTGATATGGAAGTAGTCGGGGGAGGTAAGATTTATCTGAAATGTCTCCGAAGAAGTTGTGACCACGTAACCGTGTTAGACTTAACCAAGAAAAAGGAGTAAATTATGGGAAGAACAGGTCCAGTAACTAAGGATACCAGCACAGTCGCCCTGGGGCTGGCTCAGATTCGTGTCGGTAATTCAGCAACAAACATTTCTCAGGTAGGTTCAGTCCTTACCGCAGATCAGTCAATTGGGGCTCTCGCAAACACCAAGTACACTGGTGAAGTGTCTTACTGGAAACTTGAGTCTGGTTTCCCGCTGTTGGAAGACATGACCGTACCTCTTCGTGAAACAGCGAGTCTTGAATGTGCTTTCAAAGAGCTTTCGCCGAAGAACCTGGCAATTGCTCGTGGTCTTGACCCGAGTGAAGGTGCAGGAACAATGTCTGTATCTGGTGCCCACGTTGTAGTCAGTGTAAATGGCGATCTTGTTGTAGACCAGACAAAAATCACTGTTGCAAGCCAGGATTACATTGAAGCTGGTACGTACACTGTAGAGTTTACCTCTGATACTGCATACGATGTACGTCATGATTCTCTTGGCACTATGAAGAATGATGCGGCAGTTGGTATTAGTACTACAGAAGGTTTCAGCTTCGATGGCATCAACGATGCTCTGACTCTCGCAGCCAGCTTTGTTACAGGAACTCATGCAGCAGGCGACATTGTGCGTTTCTCCGTAGTGAATCTGTCCAGTAACTTTGCAGACAATCATACTGGATCTATTGGTCTCGGTAGTATCGCGGCACCGAAGTTCGTGCGTATGGAAGCAGTTTACACATATCCCAATGGTGTAAACCACATGTACATCATCTTCCCCCGTGCAAACGCTGTTGCAACCACTGAGATTGATCTTCAGGCAGAAGATGCTGCGGCCGTTCCGCTGACATTCGAAGCGAAACGTGCTGACGCTGAGGTATCCGGCGGTAATGCCGCTTGGGACGCGCAGCCATTGGGGATTATATCCTTCGACTAGCGATCAATTTATTTTGATTGATCGTGTTACATAGTATGGGGAGGCTTTCGCCTCCCCAACTTCAATCTTCTAGGAGAATAGAAAATGGGCCTTAATCCAAAAATCAAAACCATTGAGTTGGGAATCGAAGAACTTCACACCTATACCATCTATCCGCTTTCTATGGCGGACGAGTTTAAACTGTTTGACACTATTTCTGATGTTGCCGAAAAAATTTCTGGCATCACTGATGACTCGGATGATTCTGAAACAACCACTGTAGTTTTAACCATCTTCGATGTGCTGAAAGAAAACATTTCCACAGTATTGCAGATGGTCACTAAGGAAGCTAATCGTCCAGAAATGTCTGACATTGACAATGAACAGTTTACAGAACTTCTGGAACTGATCTTTGATATGAACTTTACCGGTTCAGTAAAAAACTTCCAGAGCCTCGTGGGGAAAGTAAAGAATATGTTTCCACAGACGAGGCAATCTGCACAATAATCAAAAACTCAACCTACAGAGTAGAGCATTTTTATACTCTTGGTTTTTTAGAGGGAGGTGTAACTCGAAGCCAATTTGAAACGCTATACAAAACACTAACCAAATTGCGAAATGATGATCTTGAAATTGAGGCCGCAATGCACGGTATAGATGTTTCTAAAGAAGCTGCGAGCAAAGACCCGCAAATAAATACCTCCCAAAACATGAATAAAGAAGTTCCGTTATTTGGAAACCCTGACGATTATGCTAATATATCTCCTGAAGAGAAGGAAGAAATGACCCAAAAAATGATGGGTAAGCATAAAAAATGGCAGTCTGAGCAAAGGAAATAATCATGGCCGCAGATTTAAGAATGTCCGTCAGCATGGTAAACAACACCAAATCGGTGTTTAATGCCCTAAATACGAGCTTCAAAAACCTCGCCAATCTGACCAAGAATTTGGCGGTAGAGATGGACAAGATGAACAAGTCCGCTGCCGCCACGCAACTTTCCAAGATGCAGAAGGAATTGGACGGCCTTGCCAAAACAACTGGCAAGGCCGCCAAAGAATTTACTAAGCAAGCAGACGCTACGAGCAAGGCTGCTGCTGCACAAGGTAAATTTGCTTCTGAAATTAAGGGTGTTTCTACCCTATACAACGATTACTACCAAAAATTAGGTAAAACAGAATTAGCCCACAAACGTGCCACAAAAGAAGCAACAAAGTGGGAAAATGCCGTTATGGGCACTGCTGCACAACTTGTAGCCACTGGAAATAAAGTTGGTACTTTTACCAAAAATTTCGATGCTTTAGGTGCTCAAGCAGCACTCACTTCTAAAGATATCAAAAAAGTTGGTGATGTTCTTGTTCCGGTAACTGCGGCTGGTGAACGTGCTTTAGGCATGAACAAAAAACAAGCTGAAGCCCTACGTAAACTGAATAATGTTCAGACTGATTATAAAAAAGTTTTGGATAAAAATGCCAAAATTTCTTATGTTTATAGTGATGCTGTTCAGTCACTAGGAAAACAATTTGGTTATGGCTCAAAAGAAGTTGCAATATGGTCAAAAGCCTTAGACCAGACAGCAACAGCTACAAAAAATTCCAGGATTGCTTTAAAGGCACAAACCGGAAATGTAGACACCGCAACTAAAGCATATCGAAAACATGTAGCTTCAATTGATCCAGTGCTTGCTTCTCAGAAAATACTATCTGGTGATCTTTCTGTTGTAAATGGAAAGTTTAAAGCACTAACAAGTGAAGGTTTGCGCACTCTTGGAGTATCAAGTGAGGAAGCTGGGAGGCGTTTAGGTGTTCTCTCTGCAGGGTTTAAGCGCACTCAAGAAGAATCCGGGCGTTTCGGACGCGCAATACAATTTATTGGAAACAAGTTAAAATCTTTCGTTGCTTACACCGTAGCGGCAGCTACTACTGCTGCGGCCCTTGGCACCGCAATGAAAGCCTTCACCACGAACATCCAATTTTCCCAAGCACTAAAAGACCTTGAAGCAATTACCAGAGCAACTACAGAAGAAATGGGGCTGCTCGATGCGAAGATTCGCGAAGTAGCAGGCATAACCAAATTCTCTGCTGGTGAGATTGCAGAAGGTATGAAACTTCTCGGTCAATCTGGTTTCTCTGCACTAGAAACTATTGGTGCGATTGAGGGCGTTGCGAATCTTGCAACTGGTACACTTTCTACCATGAACACTTCGGTAGAACTTGTCACTTCCGCCCTTCGTGTGTTCAAGGATGAGAATATAAATGCTTCGGATGCTGCGGATATTTTCACCAATGCAGTCAATAATTCAAAGCTGACTGTAGACAAAATCCAAACAGCGATGAACTATCTTGGACCAATTGCTGCTAGGGCAGGCGTGTCGCTCAAAGACACTTCTGCAAGTATGATGGTACTTGCAAATACAGGTATGAGAGCGAGTTCCATTGCTACTGGCTTGCGTAGGGTCTTTAAAGAGTTGGTATCTCCTACAGACAAGATGAAAAAAGCAATTCGGGAAGCTGGTTTAAGCGTTGAAGATTTTGACCTTCGTGCTAATGACATGCAGACTGTCATTAAGAATCTCCAGTATGTCGTGACAGATGCTGATACAGCATTCGAACTGTTTGGTTTGCGTGGGGCAACTGCTGCTTCTGCGCTTGCTACCCAAGGTGTTGAAGCTTTCGAAAAAATGCAGCTCGCTGTACAGCTCCAAGGAACCGCCGCAGAAAATGCAGCTATTCAGGTTGAAGGTCTTGGAATCATATACAAGCAGATAGGTGATAAGGCAGCAAACCTTGCACTTGCAATGGGGGATGCAGGATTAAATGGTGTTCTTCGTGTTTTCGGCAACACTGTTCGGTACACGCTAGATCGCTTGACAGATTTGGTAGGACTTCCCGCAGCTAGATGGTTTGTTGGACTTACTTCCGCAGCCGCGGCATTTATCGCTCTGCAAATTGGGGCTTCAATGGTAAAAGCTAGTGCAGCGATGGCCGCATTTGGAGCGGCAACAAAAGCTGCCACTGCCAGGATACTTGCAATGAATGTGGCTATTCTTGCAAATCCGTGGGGTATGGCAATTGCTGGTATTACAATTCTTTTGGGGCTGATGTACAAGCACCATAAAGCTACAGAAAAAACCATTAAAAATTACACCCAGTTAAAAGCAGATGCCTTAAAAGTAGCTTCCGCTTTAGATGCAGAAATCGCACAGACAAAGAAGTTTAATGGAACTGCCGCAGAAAGGCTCGACCTTGTAAACAAGTTGGCTGATGCTTATCCAAAGTGGACTACTGAGATTTATAATGCTTCCGATAGCGGCGAGGCTCTTGCGAAGGTTTTAGAAAAAATCCAAAAGTCTAAAATTGAAGAAGCTGTAGAAGCTACTACAGAAAAGGTAAAACTTCTCAGCCAAGAATTAGTGCAAAGTGCGCGTTCCGTGAAACTTCACGCAGAATCAGTAAAAGCTGCTGGGGATGAGGAAGAACTCGCCGCAGAACGCAGAAGAAATCTTGGTGAAGCTACTTCCAAGTACAATGCGAAGCTCAAGGAAATTGCCCTGCAAATCATGCAGATTGAAAACCTTGGGGAAGCGTTTGATTTTGCTGAAGTCTTCGGAGACAACTTACCCGCTACTAGAGAATACGTTGCACAGCTAAAAGAGATAATTGCGCGGGAGAGGGAAACTCAGGAAGCGGAAAAGACTTCCCTCAAGACCCGCAAAGAGACTTTAGCAACCAAGATCGAAGAAGCCGAGGTGGACAAGGAAAAAGCTGCGGTAGCTCTACGTACCGCAGAAATTGAGGCAAAAAATGCAAAGGCTAATTTAGCTTCTTTGGCCAAGCGGAAAGTTTCCGAGCAAGAACTTCTGTCTGCCACTCAAGCAGTAAATAAAGCGGAAGAAAAGGTACGGGAAACTAAACAAGAAGTTATCCGCACCACAAAAGCCCTGCTCGAAGTTGAAAAGAGACTGATTGAATTAAAAGCGGACGAATATGAAATACAGGCACAGATAGCTGAGATATTCGGTGATGGCAAAGCACAAGCTATTGCGGAAGAAAACAAGGCTTACCAAGAACGTTTAAAATATCTGAATGAGACTTTGGATACGCTTGTAGAGACCGGTAGACAAGATACAGAAATTTACCGTCAAACTCTGCTAGCGAAAGCGAAGTTGCTTCAAAATCACCTACAAAGAAAGGTTGAGATTGAAGAGGAATACGCCGACAAGGAACGTGAGATTGCAGAACGCCAAAAAGAAGCGTTAAAAGAGCTGAACTATGAAGCGGTAACTGATATAGAAGAAGTTGGCGAAGCTATATTGGAACGGCGTCAAGCCCAATACCGTAGAGAACTGTCGGATCTCCAGGACAACTTGCGAGACAAGATGGCTTTAGAAGGAGACCATACCGACGTTGTTATGAAGTTGGTTGCTCAAATTGAAGATAAGAAAAAATCCATATATACGACAGAAAAGAAGCTGATACAACAGCGCACCAAAGACATTGAAGCCTCGTATGATTTGGAAATGACCATCATTGATAACGCTGAAAAACGGGAGCTTGCTCGACTTGAAACCCGCAATATTCAAGGTAGCGTTTCCAAAGAAGAATATGAAAAAGAGAAATTAGAGATTGAGACCAAATACCTTCAAATGCGCCTTAATCAAGCACGAGCGTATTACAATGAGATATCCGCACTCGAAAATGCAAGTGTTGAAGATATAAAAGCCGCTAAAGAGAAAATGCTCCAAGCGGAAGCTGAGTATCACATTCAGGCTGAACAAGCAGCAGCAAAGCGCAAACAGATCGCAAAAGAAGCACATGAGGAACGTTTGGCGCAAATTGAGGAAGAAAGTAAAGCGGAAGAAAAGGCTGCTAGTAAACGTGAAAGAGTTGCAGCAGCCGCAGCAAACTTTATTACTGGTTTATATAATGAGGTTGGGAATGCGCTAGTTGAAGTTGGCGCAAAGGCCGCAAGTTTAGGTTCTCAAGGAAACTTATTTATTGAGGCTATAGCCGAAAATGCCGCATTGGCTGGCGATGAAGTTGCTCAGTGGGCGTTGAAACTTGATGCAGCTCAGAAAAAGACGCAGGGTTTTAAGGATGCTATGCTTCGCGGCTCCGCTGCGTGGGCTCCGCTTTGGAAGGATTTAGCTGATAAGTGGAGAGAAGCTGCAAATGCAATCAGAGAGAAATTGCAATATACCAAAGACATTCGTGCTTTGGATTCAATGGAAATTTCTCACTACTCAGATGTAGAAGCTGCCCAACGCAAATTAAATCAGATTCGAGAAGAATATACGTATTTGGGGCAAGAAGACCTCCAAAACTTACAAAAAGCTAAATCAGCAGTTCAGGAACAAATCAACCAGCAACGTATCCTTAATCAAGAAAAAGAGAATGCCGCCCGACTAGAGAAAGAGCAGGCGAATACTGACGCCATTAACGCGGCTGTAGGTGAGATTGAACGCCTACAAGAAGCGGGCAAAAATATTGAAGATTATGGATTTGCTCCAGAAGATGCTTCAAGATTAGAAGAAATAAAAAAGGAAAGTGCAGAAATAAAAGCACAGATTTCTGCCCAACGTTTAGCAGACGCGCAGCATTTACAATTTTTGGAAGCTGCTGGTGAACTTACTGATGCACAGAAACAAGAAGAACGGGAGCTTGCACAAGAGCGTTTGGAAGGTCTTCTTGATGTCCAAGAAATGTTGTCTCTTGAATCCCAAGCTATCACAGATAGATTGGATATTGAAAAAGGCAATCTTTTAGAATTAAATGAAATGAAGATTGAGCAGGCGGAAGAAGAAGAAGAACGTGCCAGAATTGCCCACGAAAAAGCATTAGAGTGGATTGAGGCCGAAAATGCAAAACGTTTGGAAGGTGTAGAATCATTTAACCAGCAAATGCTCGAAGCACTAAAGTCTATAGCTGACGCAACTCAAGGTGGAATTAGTCACAATTGGTATGATCCATTTGGCACAAAAAAGGACAATACAACTAAGATGGCTCGTGGCGGCCAATTACCAGGTGAATCCACAATTGATTCTATTCCGGTACTTGCTCGTCCTGGTGAGTGGTTCATACGCAATGAATCTGCAAGGTCTTGGACACAGAATTTTGGTTCTGGGTTTATGAAAGGTATAAATGAACCATTATCTGCCGCTGGACAGGCAATAAAATCAGCGTTGCAGGGAGCTTCGGTTGTACCTGCTCCAGCATCCGCTCCTGTGCCAAAAACAAATTTCTCGACAGGAGGACAGGTTGTTCGTTATGATAAAGACGATGGTGCTTTAACAAAGGTTCTCAATAGAATTGAAAAAGCTTTGTCCGATAATAAACGCAATGATGAAGGAACAAGGCGCAGTGTTTCAGTTAATATACAGTCTGGAGGTCAACAGGTTGTTGGTAATTTCACAGAAGAAGACGCCAAAAATTTGATGGCCATGTTGCAGAAACAGCAGGGATTTGCGGGGTAACAGATGATTACACTGGATGGAATTTCATTGACCTCTGATCTTTTATGGATTGATGAATATGCTTGGACTCCCGTAGCCCAGCAAGTTGATATAATGTCTGATGGTGCAGTTGCCGTACAAGAAGACGCACAGCTGACAGGAAGACTTATAACACTTATCGGCGGAGATACTTTCGGTTACGTTAAAAAATCAGTCGTAGATTTGGTGAAAGCCAAAGCGGACACACCAGGTTTACAAATGACGCTCGTCTTAAATGACGGGCGTTCTTTTAATGTTGTTTTTACTGGTGATAGATACAACGCAAATCCTGTTGCAGACAATAGTGATCCAGATGCTGATTTTTATTACACCTTGTCTTTATACTTAATGGTTTTGGAGTAAATTATGGCTATTAAAAAAACGGATATAAAACTGCTCGCCTCTGAGAGATTGACAGATTTCTATGATGGCGGCGGAGCAATGACCGGACAAGAGGTTGTTTCTGGTGAGTTAAATAATCTGTTCTCTGACATTTCCAGACTAGATCGAACCTACGGTCGTGTTTCTCTTCGGAAAGCATTTCCCGCAGTAATAACTGCAAATTCTGACATGTATTACGGCGCCCATGTCATTGTTACAGACCCCCCTGACGATGATAATGTTTATGTAACCATGTTTTCTCGTAGGGACTTTACTGATATTCGTCAAGATGCCCGGGACAAAGTAGAATCTTATTTGTCCATAGCACATGAATTGATTTGGCGCCCTCTTAATGATCAACTTAAAGGACAAAGAGCAGTCGCCCTATTTGCCCCTCCTGGAACGGAAGCTCCAGAAATTAACGATACGGTTGTTATAAAAAATTATAATACCGGTAATTACCAATATGTTCGAATAATTGATATTGCACAAACTGAGGTTGAGTTTGTTTTGCCAAGCTATGGCAGTTTTACTGTTTCTAGGCTAACTGTAGAACTTTCCGCGGCACTACTTTATGATTTTCCTGGATTGGAAGCAACCCCGTATGCAACTAAAGCGGATTCCAGAATCCATGCAACAGTGGTTACAGATTCAGCAAAATATTACGGTGTTTCAAACGTTACACAAACAGTGAATCAAGGTGAATTTCATGTCCAAGTAGATAGTATCTACAACCAATTAGTTCCTGTGTCGCGCCAAGAAACTGCATTTGTGGACCAAATGGTTGGTGGGGATACTTCAGTGATTTTGGATCTTCATCATCGGTATTCGACAACCGTTGCCATGTCTTCTGGAACTTTTACTTCAGCGCATTGCCCTAGAGCTATTGCTAGAGGAACAGTGAGCGTAAAAATTGTTAAATCTGGAACAACGATGGCAGAATTTTCCGATTTGAATGGCTCTTTGATAGTTGGAGAAGATGCTACAAATGGAGGATATTCTGGATTTGTTGACTACGCACAAGGTTTGATAAGTATTACTCCACCAGATACTGTGGCGTTTAGTGCACAGATAAGCGTAAACCTCGGCGCGGTAATAGCCAACTCAAGTGTTACTAAAGAAATTTATATTAAACTGGCAAATCGCGCTTACAATTACGTGCCATCACTCATAGATCCATACCCAGCACCTAATAGCCTTATTATAGACTACATGGCACAAGGCAAGTGGTACAGAATCCGTGACGATGGTCACGGCAAGCTAGTTCCCGATTTAGAAAATACCGGCTCCGGTACCATAGATTACTGGACAGGCTCACTGGTTCTTACCCTCGGCGCCTTGCCCGACGTCGGCAGTTCAATTATCGTCAAATGGGGTAAGTTCGATGATGTGAAAGATCTTGCACCTTCATCTGACACAACCTCTATAGAATACGTGATGGATTTAGGCGAAGGTGACATAAAACCGGGAACCGTCACGGTTGAATGGGGCACCGATTTACTGGCTGACGATACCACTACCACATATGAACTTGCTGGCGATGGCACAGGGGCAATAGCTTATACCAACGGCATAATCCTCTTTGAGCCTAACGTTTTTCCATCATCAGATACTGTTTTCACCGTATCAGCTGAGAAAAACTCCACCAAATACGAAGCCTTTTCGAGTGTCACCAGCTTCACGCTGGGAGATGAAACTACAAGCATTCGCCCCGGCAGTGTAGAGATTGAATGGTATGTAGAACGCACGATTTCCGCCGGGCCGCAAGGCAGCCTCAAAAACCTCGTAAAAATGAAAGCCAGAGATGATATGTACGGGGTGCTGACCAACACATCCACCGGTGAAACCGTCGGTGTAGTGGATTATGTTACACGCGCGGTCACGCTAGACCCGACAGGCGTATATAATTATGAACAAACATGGACGGAAACCAAAATCAGCACCGATTGGGTTCGGAACCCGAACGCATAAAGGAGAAATATAATGTCAGCAGCACCCGGATATGCGCCAATAAACCCAAAATACATGGAAGTGGTTAGATATGACGTAAATGGCGAGTATCGTCGATATATACAACAAGAGGTTGATGATGGGCGGCCTGAACAAGATGGTTTTGTGTTCATACACAGGTTTGCATCTGCTTATTATACGTGTGGATATAATACTGCCGAAGAAGAATCGGCGGCGTGGGAAGAGAGCAGAAGAAGAGAGGTAGACCATTATGTAGTACAGCTGGATTATGATAGATTGATAGAACTGCGTGACAGGTATTTAGCAGCAGGTAGTGATGAATTGGCTGCATATATTGCGGAGAAGGCTGCATCCGTGTACCTTGCGCTTGAGTCTGGCGGACCTACAGAAAAACCTCCGGCTCAGTTGCCTTCTTCTCCAGAAACAGATGCAGCAGGCGGGATTGCAGCTACATACAACAATGAACCAACGTATATACAAGAGCAATCGACCACCACGGTTACTCAATCTACTACAATATCAGGCACAGATCCTAACCCGGATATAGTGATTGCGACATACGTAGATGATAGTGATTTTATTGCAGGAACAGTGACTAAAGATTTTAATTCTTTGCCAGTAAAGTTCAGCCTTACCCCGCATTCAACGCAAAAACTGGTTCCTGGCAGTGTAATTTTTTCTTTTGATAGTGATATATATTATGATCGTAACGGCAGGGTAGTCACCGATTTTGACCCAGAAACCGGTGCTGGTGTGGACAAGGGAAGCATAAACTATAAAACTGGTGAGGTCGTTATTGGGCAATATGACCAGATAACAAGTCCGAAGGTTTCTATTCTTGGTGGTTTAGCTAGATTTCAAGGCAATCCTCCTAGTTCGTATGTGTTTCGTACTCCTTCTGCCCCGCTACTTGCAGGTTCTTTCAGTGTTCGTGGATCAATGCTCGACGGCTCACAACTATCCGCACTTGCAAATAATCAGGATAAAATAGTTTTTGATGGGTCTGGTTATCTTCCTTCGATGCGGGGCACTATCAATTCAACAACTGGTGTTGTGCGCTTAGATATTGGACGTTGGCGACTTGCAGAAGGCAACGAAGAAGAACCTTGGTACGCAGTAGATATGATTCAAGAAGGTGGTGTTATCTGGGAGCCTATTGGTCTCATGCCTGAGACTGCGATGTATAACTGCGTAGGTATAAGGACTCTTCCACTTGATTCTACTCTTATTGGTATTGAACCAATTAGACTGCCTTCTGATGGTCGGGTACCTATTTTTAAATCTGGTGATGTGGTTGTTCTTCATCATACACTATCAGAAGCAATTGGAACTGGGCCATTTTCTGACAGCCAAGTAATAACTTTGAGCAGAGACAGATTATCCATTGCTGATGTGTATGATTATGAAGGAAATATCATTCCTGATGATCGTTCTATTTACACAATTGATCTTGTTGCTGGAACATTGACTGTAGTAAATGGTTCCCAATTGAATAGTTATACAAATGGCAATGCTGAGAATGTGATGGTGAATCATCGAATAGAAGATATGCTCCTGCTTTCTGAAGCCCAAATCAACGGGTATTTGACTTCCGTAGGCCCAATAACACACAACTACCCTGCGACAGGCACACAGCTTTCTACGGCACTTATTCTTGGCGACCTTGCTGGACGTGTGACACGTTTGTTCCATCAGAAAACATGGGATAGTGTGTGGCGAGATTCTATTTCAGGTAGCAGCACTTCAGCAAAATATGACACAGTAAACTATCCGTTTATTATCACCAATGAAGGTTCAGCGAATCAAAGATGGTGTTTGAAATTCACCAGTTCTTCCTCAATTCAAGTTATTGGCGAAACATTCGGTATTATTGGAGAATACAACATTGCGAATCCAATAGCCCCAATAAATCCGGCTACAGGTGCTCCGTATTTTACGATTGATCCTAATGGTTGGGGTTCTGGTTGGGCAACAGGAAACAACATCCGATTTGATACTTCAGCAGCAAACTATCCGGTTTGGATTGCAAGAACTACAATGCAAGGTGAAGTTACTAATCCTACTGATAACTTCGTACTGCAAATACGAGGAGATGCGAACTGATGGGAGTCAAGTATTTTCATTCTGGTTTGACTGGAGCCCCAGCACATCCAAACAGTAAACGCGGCTCGATGGCAGATCTATTGCGTAAATGCCTTGTCACTGGTTGGACGCTTGGGGATACAACTATAGCTGGTGCTGGTTGGGAAGAAATATTCGAAGAAGCGAATAACTACGCTGCATTTCGCTCATTGACTGGTGACGCTCGTCAGGTATACCAAGTCAATGATAATATGGACGATCCTGATGTTGCTTATATGTACGCTGGGGAATCTTTAGCTCTTGTTGACGGAGACATGATTGGTCAATGGGGAGAAGATTATTTCGGCAAGCAACACACCACGGTAGATTCTGCAAACTGGATAGTCCTTGCCGACGAAAAAACATGCTATGTGATTTTGGAAGGATACTATGGAAATATAATTCATGGTTTTGGTGAATTTCATTCGATAATGCCCAATGACCCTTACAACAGTTTCTTTTCTGGACATGCTGACTCAAATTCTCTACCAGATGACGATGAAACATTAGGCCTGCATTATACAAATGCTGTTGGTGCTGGTACATATGGTTTAGAGTTTCACCGTTCTGCAAGTGGTGAATTTGCACCTAATGGACATATTGTGTCTGTTGGCGGAGCCCACATAATGGGGAATGAGCGATATTTCTCTAGCCTAGAAAGCGCGAATACCGGATTAGGTTTTTATCTTTCTCCATGCTATGTAGCTTGTGACACAGCTACAGAAAAGGGTTTAAAATTAGTACGTGGTAAATTGCGGGGTATGTACCAACCGCTCGCATACAAACCAATGAATCATCAGGATGTACATGTTGACCCTGAAACAGGCAAATCTTATTTGTGTGTTCACTATGATTCAGATAATGAATCTGATGATGAAGGTGTAGTTTTCTTTGACATAACAGGACCTTGGTAATGTCTGTGACAATGACCGTATACGATGTAGCTACTGCTATTACTGCTTTAGGGCGCAATATTCAATTGCCGTCTGAAATGGACACAGTTTTATCAGATGCGGGAACGGTTGAACTTGGTAGGCGTCCATTTAATACTTTGTTCGGTCAATGGTCAAGCGGACAAAATGTTGGTTTTGGAATAAATATCTCCACTAATTTAGTTATGGTCATTGAATACACTTTAACCATAACTGAAGAAGCCGCGTATGAATTTGATGCAGATGCAGATGATTATATTGATTTGTTCTTAGATGGAACAGGGGTGTGTTATTCCGTCCATAATGGTGTCCCAGAAAGAACACAAATAACACTCGCTCCAGGAACATACACATTAACTGCGCGAGTGCAAAACGGAACAGGTGAGTATGATTTTGCTATTCGTTGGAGAAAATTACCAGACACTGTTTACACTGAAATACCTACTTCTGTGACAGGACTGCCAGAACACACACAAATGCATAGCCCAGAAGAAATAATTGTACCTGGCATATTTCCAGACTATCCACACAAACTGACCATAAAAACTGTTCTTGATAGCACTTATGTGCAAAGGCGCGTAGAAATTCGCAACAGTACCAACGGCAAATATATCGCAAGTATGATAACTGATCGCTATGGAGTAGCTGCATTTAAACGTTTACTAGTGCAACGTATAGATGAACCACACATTGTGACTGTATTTGACGACAGAAAAACAGGCTTTTTAAATGCCCTAGTTCATGCTAGAGTATTTCAAGTGTCAGATCAGGGCTTCCCTCCAGAGAATTAAGGAGTTTTCGATATGGGTATGACCGACTACTTAGAACAGCAACTTGGGAATCACTTGTTCCGAGATGCGGCCTTTACTAAACCAACTACTTTGTACATGGGTTTATTCACAACATTGCCTACTGCTGACGATGGAACAGGTGGCATTGAGTGTCCAGCGGCATCGTATGGTAGGGTTGCTTACGGACCGTCAAACACCCATTGGACAGAACCTGTTGACGGTAATGGTGAATTTTACAATCTGTTTTCGATCATTTTCCCAACTCCTCAAGAAGATTGGGGAACAATCGTTGGTTGGGGATTGTTTGATGCTGATTTAGCAAATGGTGGAAATCTTTTGATATTTTCTCCTTTAGCGTCAAATAAGAATGTGCCCAATGGTGCCCCTGCTCCAGAGTTTAATCCTGGTGCTGTTAAGTTCACCTTCAATTAAGGATAGATCATGGCCTTACTGAAATACGGTGACAGAGTTCGTGAAGCAACCACTACCGAAGGTTCTTCTGATTATGTTCTTGAAGGAACAACTGATCCTCTTGAAAGAACATTTGTAGAAGGTATCGGTGACGGTGAGTGGTGCTATTACTGCTGTGAAGGTTTAGATAATTGGGAAATTGGTTATGGTCAGATAATCGTAGGCACTTCAACCACACTTACCAGAGATACCATACTTGCTAGTTCCAACAATGATCTTAAAGTTCCTTGGGCAGCTGGTTCAAAGACCATCTTCAACACAGCAACAGCCGCAGCACTTGACCACATAGCTGGGTTTGTAATAAACCAAGGTAATGTCACCTTCAATCGTGGTTACCAGATTGCTACAGAAGGCCAAACTACTTTTGACCACATATATATTCGTGGTTCACTTGAAGTTTATGTAGATGGTAAATTGGTTGCTGAGTCTGAATATTCCGCAGTTGATGGAGCAACGGTTGTTTTCAATACAGGGCTTACTGCTGGCCAACAAGTAGAGTTCATCGCTATAGGGCAATATACCACTACTCATACAGAACCAGACACACCAGTTCCCACAGGACAAACATTTAAAAGTGACATGTTTTTCAACGATGTGTGGAGAAACGCATCAGGATACCAAGATGCCGTGTGTGTCGATTGTCTGCGCTGGAAGAAAGACGGAGTTGCTGGTGATGGTGTTCAATTAAATGGAACAAGCAGTAAAGTCACCTTGACCGATTTTGGATTAGATCATTCTGCTCCATTCACTTTAACGTTTTGGATGGAAACAGCCGACACCCTTGCAGATGGTGTTTTCCTCAGTAATCAATCAGGACTTGATACTGATGGTTATCTGCACATGAAACTCACAGCTACAGGAAACCTTGTAGTTGCTGTGCTTGATGATACAGACACTGAGCAAACTATCACCAAAGCAATTTCTGCTTCTACTGAATACCATGTAGCATTGCGTTATGATGGAACAGATTTAAATCTGGTTGTGAATGGTGTTGCGGAAACGCCTCTCACAGCAAGCATTAAAACAACGACTCCCACTAACAACTTAGCGTTAGGGTACAAAATCAATGGTGAAAGTGATTTCTGCGTGTTAAATTTAGCGGGAATCAACATCTATGCGTCATCGTTGAGCGATACAAGCTTGACTGATATTTATTCAGAACCCAATGAACCGAACATCACAGACCTTTCTGCTGTAGTTGTGCCGGGAAGTTCTGTAGCAACCAATGCAGACATCGTGGCAATGGTTATTGCTCTTGGATAGGAGAATATAAATGGCTAACTCTTTTGATCGAATAGTAGCAACCGGAACATCTGCAGGCTCAACTATAGCTACTGTTCCAGATGGTGTTCAGTGGGTTATTATCGGTTTCACTGTAGCGAATGTTGCTGGGTACCAGGTGAATATTGATGTGCAACTTACACCATCTGATACTTATTTGGTGAAGAATGTACCATTACCTGAAGGTTCTACTCTACCGTTGTTGAGCGGCAAACAAGTATTGAATGCTGGAGATACGATAAAAGAGCTTTGTTCTGTGGATGCTGGTGTTGAATATCTTATCAGTTATATGGAGATGAGCTGATGGGCCTCATGCAACAACATATAATGGAAGGTCCACAGTTCGATTATGTGAGTAAGGGTAATCCTACAATTGATGTAAATCCAAGAAAGCAGTACGCAACTTGGATGAACATTACCACAGGAGAATTGTTTGTCTGCACTAAAAATACCATAGATGCAAATTCTTGGAGAGGTTCGTATAAGACCATTATCATGGCATATTCCTTACCTAAATACTCTGTAGTAACATCATTTCCTTCACCATCAACTTTTCCATATGGACTAACTTTCGATGGAACAAACCTGATCAGTTGTGATAGTGGTTCAGACAGGATTTATGTTCATGATGGTGTTTCTTCAACCATTTTAACATCCTTTCCATCACCATCATCATATCCATCAGGTTTAACTTTCGATGGAACAAACCTGATCAGTTGTGACCTGGGTTCAGACAGGATTTATGTTCATGATGGTGTTTCCCAAAACATTTTAACATCATTTTCATCACCATCCGCATCTCCAACAGGACTAGCTTTCGATGGAACAAACCTGATCAGTTGTGACCCGGGTTCAGACAGGATTTATGTTCATGATGGTGTTTCCCAAAACATTTTAACATCATTTTCAACACCATCATCATCTCCAAGAGGTTTAACTTTCGATGGAACAAACCTGATCAGTTGTGATAGTGGTTCAGACAAGATTTATGTTCATGATGGTGTTTCCAGTTCAATTTTAACATCATTTTCATCACCATCATCAAATCCATCAGGACTAGCTTTCGATGGAACAAACCTGATCAGTTGTGATAGTGCTTCAGACAAGATTTATGTTCATGCAAGGGAGGATGGGCAAGTTGTTCCTTATTGGCGTTCTTATATATCAACGGTGGGATAATGCTTAAACAAGAAGCTCAAAATATCTGCCACTATGCAGCGACTAGAAATCCAACGCATGAAGATATTCCTCCATTTATACCGTTTATCTGGTTGAATACGGAAACAGGTGCATTATTTACTTGTGTAAATAATAACCCAACCAATGTCGTATGGAAATATATTGATGGGGAGGTTTCATAATGTATCTAGGCAAACAAAATTACAGAATGGTAAATATGTCGCAGCGATTGCCGCATAATTACATTTTTACGGATAATCCCACTATAGATGTAAATCCGCCCATTCTCAACATGACATGGTTGAACACTTTAACTGGTGAGATATTTGTTTGCCTAGATAATACATTGGGTGCAAATATCTGGAAAGGTACTTACAGAACTTTGATTGCAGTGTATTCAATGCCACAAGAAGCCATTGAAAGAAGCTTTGCTTCACCATCAACATATCCAAGAGGTTTAACTTTCGATGGAACAAACCTGATCAGTTGTGATTATAATTCAAAAAGGATTTATGTTCATGATGGTGTTTCCCAAAACATTTTAACATCTTTTCCATCACCATCATCACGTCCAACAGGTTTGACTTTCGATGGAACAAACCTGATCAGTTGTGATATTTATTCAGACATGATTTATGTTCATGATGGTGTTTCTTCAACAATTTTGACTTCATTTCCTTCACCATCATCAAATCCAATAGGTTTAACTTTCGATGGAACAAACCTGATCAGTTGTGATAATAGTGCAGACATGATTTATGTTCATGATGGTGTTTCCCAAAACATTTTGACATCATTTTCAACACCATCAACATATACATATGGACTAACTTTCGATGGAACAAACCTTATCAGTTGTGATTATAATTCAGACAAGATTTATGTTCATGATGGTGTTTCCCAAAACATTTTAACATCATTTTCATCACCATCAACAACTCCAATAGGTTTAGCTTTCGATGGAACAAACCTGATCAGTTGTGATTATGATTCAAAAAGGATTTATGTTCATGCTAGGATAGATGGGCAAGTATCCACTTACGCTCCGTTTGAATTTACCCCTTCATAGAAGGTGATTTATGAATTATATAGGAAATATACCAGAACAAGAAATAGTGCATACATGGGCAGACCGGTATGATTATGTATATGCTGGTCTTCCAACTATAGATATCAATCCATCATCTTTATATGCTACCTGGCTAAACACTTTAACTGGTGAGATATTTGTTTGCCTAGACAATACAAGGAATGCTAATGTATGGAAAGGTAATTTCGGTACAAGTGTTTCTTAGTAGGAGTTTCCCATGATTGATCAAATAAGACCTTTTTCTGGTTTCGATTACATATACAAAGAGAATCCAACGCTTACAGTAAACCCCGGTAGAATTGGCAAAACATGGCTGAATTTGTCTACCGGGGAAATTTTTATTTGTACTGACCTCACTCCAGATTTTAATGTGTGGGTTGGTCAATTAGGTACAATGGTACGGTATTATTCTTTGCCTCATGGGCAGATTATGGCATCATTTTCATCACCATCATCAAATCCATCAGGACTAGCTTTCGATGGAACAAACCTGATCAGTTGTGATTATAATTCAGAAAAGATTTATGTTCATGATGGTGTTTCCAGTTCAATTTTAACATCATTTTCAACACCATCACGATATCCAAGAGGTTTAACTTTCGATGGAACAAACCTGATCAGTTGTGAGAATGGTTCAGAAAAGATTTATGTTCATGATGGTGTTTCCAGTTCAATTTTAACATCATTTTCAACACCATCACGATATCCAAGAGGTTTAACTTTCGATGGAACAAACCTGATCAGTTGTGATAGTGATTCAAAAAAGATTTATGTTCATGATGGAATATCTTCAACCATTTTGACATCATTTTCATCACCATCACGATATCCATATGGTTTAACTTTCGATGGAACAAACCTGATCAGTTGTGATTATGATTCAAAAAAGATTTATGTTCATGATGGTGTTTCCCAAAACATTTTAACATCCTTTTCATCACCATCATCATATCCATCAGGATTGACTTTCGATGGAACAAACCTGATCAGTTGTGATAATGGTTCAGACAAGATTTATGTTCATGAACGTGCAGACAATATATAAAGGTATAAAGGTATAAATTATGATAACTGCAAATAGACCACCAAATATTTATGTAAATCCACCAGTAACTCCCTATCTATGGCAAGACCTAGAAGGTGGGGAGTTATATGTGTGTACGGATAATACCAGAGACAAAAATGTATGGGTTGGTCAAAAAGGTTCAAAAGTAGAACCTATTTAATGGGATAAAGAATGTTTAGCCGACAAACCATAACAAAAGATCCAGTATCGGCTACCCCTACAGAATTTGATATAATCCTTCTGCTTGGGTGGTTTTCATATCCGGTGGCAATCAATGTCACTGGAAACGAAGCCGTTCTGGATTCTACGTCATGGCATGTTGTCGATAGCATCACAGTATCAGCAAGCACACCAGAACTTTTACTCATTCCTTGGGTTGCCGAAGCGTTAGGGACGATAGAAGGAAATGCCGCAGAGCTTACGGATTCACTTCTCCTTGGGGAAACCAACGTAAACATAACGTTAGGTATATCTGGCTTCACGGGCATTGAATCTGAGCTTGCACCGTCATGGTTTGTTCGCCAACCAAACAAGAATGAGGTTAAAGCCCCTTGGAATAAATTTAACCTGCTTGATCCTCAAATAAGTGCTCCTTCAAATAGTGCTCCAATAAATAATGCAAAAGAGAAGATTATTCCTTGGGGTGCGATGGATGATCTATTCCGACACTTCAGCAGTTTGTGGGATTTCATTCCAAAACAAGATCGTGAAACGATTGCATCTTTCCAAGATTTAATTAACCAATACGAAAGTAATGTTGCAACTGGATATACCTCACCAGCAACAAAGGATTTAGAGAAACATATTCTTTGGGATAAGTTTGTTAAAGAATTGGCCCATGACATTTCCCATGGATACACAGCACCTGAATTTAAAGATTTCGGAAAAGTTGTACCTTGGGACCAATTCAAAGCCTTACACGATATAAAGAACGTGTTTGCTTATTCCCACCCAGACCCAAAAGATAGAGAGATACCAATATATAGTGGTCCTAATTGGTTTCCTAAATGGTGTGAACGTACTTGGGAAACAGCTTATGGTGAAGTTGTATTTGTCTGGGATTCTGAAAAAGACCAAGTACCAAGTCAATATTTCTCTGAGGTTGCATTTGAAATAAATCCACAGGAGTACATAAGATTACCTGAACCACTATCAATAAGTCCTGCACCAGAGAATCGGTATTATTCATTCCCTTCAGGTGGAATGTTTGGTTATAGACCAATAGGTAAAGACAACACCAAAATTGAAATGCGTGGTAGCATAGGTGCAACGCTGAATGTGACAAGTCGGGGAATGCTGGAATTTCCATTGTACTTCGAAGATAAGACTTCAAATTACGATGAAGTTTGCTATGATGGATACAGAACCGGTCCTCAAGACAAGTACGATTATAACCCAGATGATGATTACATAAAACCTACACCAAAAGCTGATATAAGGAGTTATTACATAATTATGAATACCGTCACTCTGCGGAGAGTTTCAGATAGCGCCCTTATACCAATTCAAAGCATGAGCATTGAAGGTTCATTAGATAATTGGTGTTGGGGATTCAAAGCAAATTTAAGAAGACGAGAAGACCTCGACCTTGTAGTGCCTTCTGGCTCACCGGTTGAAGTAGAAGCCACAATCAATGGAAACAAGTGGCGATTCATAATTGAAGACTATGGCGAGAGTAGAGCGTTCGGACAGCGCACTTATTCAATCTCAGGCCGCAGTCCTAGCGCACAGCTTGCTGCTCCTTACGTAAGACCTAAGAGTTACGTACAATCGAGTCAAAGACAAGCGGTACAGCTCGCGGAAGAAGCGATTTTGAACACAGGTTTTACTGTAGATTGGCAGTTGAATGACTGGTTAGTTCCAGCAAATGTCTACAGCGTGACGGATAAAACACCAATACAAGAATTGGTGACGATTGCCGCGGCTGCCGGGGGAATTGTGCAGAGCGCACCGAACACTACGATTATCAGTTTACTTCCAAGATATGCCACTTTGCCTTGGGATTGGGGAGGAGCTATAATTGATGCTTCCTTGCCAAGCTATCAAAATAAAGGTGTAACCCATAATTCTCAAGTACAATACAATGGTGTGTACGTTAGTGGCCAGAATCAAGGTGTGTCTTGTTTGATAAAACGTACTGGTACAGATGGTTCTGAACAACCGCAGATGGTAACAGACCCACTTATAACTGATGTTTACGCAGCACAACAATTAGGCGCGAAGATATTGGCGGACAGTGGAACGCGAGAGATTGTAAATATCCAAGCTCCGTTGTTCGATAATCCAGGATTACTTATTCCAGGAATGCTTATTTCTGTTACTGATTTAGGAGTAACTTGGAGAGGGCAAGTGCAGTCGGTTGCTGTTAGTTCCCAGCGTCCTGGAGTTTATCAAGATATTTCCGTTATGAAGTATCTCGGGAGTTAGACCATGAGTAATATATGGAAACAGTTTGAAAAGCTTTTGCCAAAAGATCCAGTATTGGTTGCTACAGTATCTTCCCACTTAGCTGATGGGACAAGCTTTGTTTCTTTTCCTGGGGGAGGCACAGCAATTGTTAAAGGTACGAGTGTTGCGGTAGGCAATAAAGCATTCATTCAAACAGGTAGAATACAAGGCGAAGCTCCTAACCTCCCGTATACTGAACATGAAGTTTAAAGAATTGTCTAAAACCAAATGATATGCTACTTTTGCACAAATATCCAATAGGAGGAAAACATGTCTTATTACTTCGGCTCACGATCAAAACAAGTCCTTGCTTCTCTGCACCCAGAACTTCGTGTGCTGATGAATGAAGTCATTAAGCATATCAACATATCTCTTATTGAAGGTTATCGCTCTAGTGCGCGACAAGAAGAATTGTTTAAAGCTGGCAAGACAAAGGTTCGTGCTGGCGGTTCTAAACATAACCCTGTTCCGTCCGAAGCCGTAGATTTAATCCCGTATCCATTTTCTCAAGAAGATTGGGAAGATCGCGACCGTTTTCACTTAAATGCAGGCTTTGTTCTTGGCATAGCTGCAAAACTCAAGTCAGAAGGTAAAATGACTAGAAGTGTTCGTTGGGGAGGTGACTGGAACAAAGATTGGAAAACTTCCGACAATGAATTTGATGATTTTCCGCACTTTGAATTGATTTAGGTGGTTTTATGGACTTTATGAGTTTGTGGAAATATCTTATGGCTCCGGGAACACCAATTTTACCTTTATTTTTTCTGCTTAGTTTTTGGATAATGTACAAGATGTTCTATATTATTATGGAACAGAAACAAGACATTGCTCGAAAACAAGAAGAAATGGAAAAGTCTGAGATCGTCACGCTTGTCCACAAAATAGAAGAATTAGTGGACCAGATAAAATTGCTTTTTACCAAATATGAAAGTCATGAAGATCGCATTGACGCTTTAGAACAGCAATGCAAAGAACAACATGCCGTTTGCAGAGAACGAGAAAAAAGCATAACCATACTACAAAAGAAAATAGATGGTTGTTTTTCTCTACGACGGGAACAAGATAATTTTTATACCAATCATTCAAAGAAAACTGATTGAAAAATGGAATCTAAAAAATGTCCTATTGCAGCAGCTTACGGAATTTGTCGCTGGAAGAATTGCAATCAGTGCCACGGGAAACCTGGTCGAGATGCCCATATTCGCGCTGTACGGTTTGCCCAGCAAAATCAGCACGGGATTGTAGTTCTTGGAAACGATGGCCCTGTACAGTAACGGAGGAAGGAAAATGAAAAGATTGGTTGTGGCTGTTTTACTTCTTGTGCTTTTGTCTGGATGTAATACCGGAGTAGCATTTAGTATTCTTGGTGATTTGGTTAAATTGCGTATTGATCGTGATGCTGCTGGGAAAGGACACATAGAAGATGCCATCTCTGATAAGGAATCTGAAAATAGCCGATGATGGACTAATCGCCCACAAAGATTATTGGCATTTACCAGAAGAAACAAAAAAGAAGCTATGTAATGGCATGGGTTCTGAGCATGGTCTGTTTAACCGTTTTATTAAATGGCTTATTCCAGACCATTTTTTTGGTCTGGACATGACGGAGGCCGCGAATATCCATGATTTTATGTATTGGGTAGGCGGTACAATGTGGGATAAGATAGTCGCGGATATAGTTTTCCTTTATAACATGCTTCGAAAAATATATACAGTTGGAGATAAGCATCGGACAAAACGAACTTTTATGGCTACACGTTATTTCCTTGCTGTTCTTTGGGCAGGCAAGAGTAGCTTTAACAAGAAATTAAATTGATAACTGTTTATTCTGGGCATTAAGAAAGTGGAGAAGAGAAGGCGGCTATTTATATCTATCGAAGGGAAGATTTCATTCGCGCAAGATTTAACAAAGAATTAGAAATTTTGCGTTCTGTTTGCTTCGGAGCTAAAATGCCCAGAGAATAAGCGAGTGCTGATATACTTAATCTCTGGGCATCATTGTGTAGAGTGCAAGATATTTAAATTGTGATTACTTTGGAAACTCCATCGGACATAGAAACACTGAAAATTTTATCCGCACAAGCCGTCAATTCTTTTTCGTGGGTAACAATAATCAATTGAATCCCCAAATCTTCCGACAACCTTTTTACAATTTCTGCTGCATACGTAATCCTCTTTGAATCAAGCTGTCTAAAAGGTTCATCCCAAGTAATTGTTGGACGTTTATTACCAAGTGACCAAAAAGTTATACGAAGGGCAAAGGAAGAAACATCGGCTGCCCCATAACCACAAGAATCAAGTGGTTTATATTCCTTTCCATTTTTTGTGAAAACTAAATCACATTCTGTGGTGTTTCTACGATTGACAAAGTTTGCCGCAAAAGAATAAGGATCATCGAACACAGATTGCATAGCCAGTGTCACCAATTCACCTATATGGTGACTGAGCTTTTCTTGCGTGAGAACAGAAGCGCGTTGAATCAAAGAGCGGGCAATCTGTAGATGTTCCAGATATACCATTTCTTCCTCGTATTCTTCCCGCTTGCTTTTAAGCATATCTGTTTTTACATCGCGGCGTACTTTCTTTTCAGTAAGAATAGTATCCCACTTTTTTAATTTAGCATCCATACATTACTCCTCGAAAAATTCACCATAATTATTTTCAAACTCAGTGATTTTCTCCTCCAATTCTTCTTCGAGTTCTTGTACGGATTTATCAAACTCCTTTATGGCCTTCTTTGCTGAAACCACCGTGTGCCCAAGGTCATCTAATTGCTCAATCACTTGCTCAATCTTGGTTTTCAGAACAATCTCTTTGTGTTGTGATTCTTCCAACTTCTTTTTTGCCTGCTTGAGTTTTGCGATTTTATCTTCCATAAACTTCCTCCAAAATATCAGAAATGATTTTTACTACAGGTTCAGGAGCTTCAGATTGTTTTACCACTGATGATAAAGTGTTTTTGAAATTGGGCTTTTCTTTTTGATCAGATTGCAATGTTGCGATAAATTCATTCAGGGCTTTAACATCGCGAGTATCAGCCATTGTTTTTTTCGGAGTATCGAATACACTGGCTGCGGGTTCAATGGGTATTTTAACCTCGTTGATTGTTCCTTTGTCTGTGCAAAGCTCATAAATACGAGGTTCATAGTCGTACTGGTCGATTCCTGAACGTAACAAACTGCCTGGGTTGATAACATTCTTTTTCACAAAAGGAGTATGGATGTCACCAACGATGTAATAATCAAATCCAGGAAATGCTCGTTTAAGCGTTGTAGGAGTTTTGCCATTTTCACTCCAGAAGGGAACAGTGCTTTCAAATGTTGGAATATGTCCAAGAAGAATATTCACCTCGTTCTCTATAGGAGAAACATCAGTACATTCCCAACCTACAGGATGAATAACAACGTCACCTAAATCAGCACCTTCAACAACTGTACCGCTCACAAGCAGATTATGATACGGAGTCTTTGTCAAATCTGCTGAGTGGAAGGTTGTGTCATGATTGCCATAACACACAATCGGCGGTTCATTCGCTGTGCGTAGTATTTCCATTAAACGATTAAGAACATAGAATCCAACTCTCGGTGAATCAAATATGTCACCAGCAATCAGGACACGAGCATCATTTTTGTTTGCATGGTCGATAATGAATTGGACTTTTTTCAGGGCAGTTTCCAGATAATTATCTACCCGATATTCTGGGTTTTCTTTCTTTATGTGCCAGTCTGAAGTAACTACAAATTTCATACTGCACCTCCTACATCGCAAGTGCTGTCCCATTCACGATTACATGTAGGACAAACATCAATTTCACTGTGACATTTTTTGACTGCTTTTCTGCAATCGTCGGTATGTTTTTGCACATCATCCAATGATTTTTGAATGTCGTTTAGCTCGGACAACTTTTTAACCAGACAAGAACGAGATTCAATATCAGCCAAGATTTGTTGGTGCATTTGCTGACAAACTTCTAAGTCTTGTTTAGCTTTTGGAACAAAATCCAATTCAGATAACTGCTCCTGTAGAGTTGCTTCTTTGCCCACCAATACTTGCAATTTATCCGCGCCGTCCACCAACGATTCAATGTGTTCATCGAGTTGAAGTAGTTCTTTGATTGTTGGTAGAGCCGAGAAGTCTGGAAGAGTTTTCAATTCGATTTGCAAGGTCTCGTAACGTGTGAGTAAGGACGCGAGCGATCCTTGTTCTTGTCGCTTCTCAGCTATCTTATCATGAATTGAGCTGATGTCCTGTAGTTCTGTCTTTGCGGCATCAATCCAAGACAAAGCTTCAATTTCTTCCTCACATTCTTTTATATCTTCAGCCAAGTTACTGACTTCAGTATTGGAATCTTTTATCTTAGAATTGATAGCTTTCATGGACAAGTCCATGTCTTCCAAACCAGAAATAGCATTTAACGAACGTGCAACTTGCCCACTTGACTGGTCTAACATGAAATAGGACTGCCATTGAGGCTGCATATTCACATCGTCCATGTTGAACAAATCGGACACCTCTTCAGGTACTTTCGTACCAAGAGCTTTAAATTTCTGGTCATTTACCAGATAACAATTGTCCTTGCCTCGTCTACGAACAACTGTGTCCTCGGAATCAAACGTGACAGAAACCTTTGTGTCTTTCTTCGTGAAGTCTGAACGGAAAAAATCACCAGACGGATTGTTAAACGCTACCCAATTAAGCGCACGAAGTATTGAAGATTTACCAACATCAGACAATCCAAGAATAACATTTACCCCAGGATGAAAATCCAATGATGTGTGTTTGTGGGACTGGAAGTTTTCAATGGTTAAATTTTTAATCATTGAGCCATCTCCATTACATATTCAAGTGAATCCGCTTCTTCTTTGTCTCTACGAAACTCAATAAAGCGAGGAGCATACAAGCGGAAAACAGAATCCGCGTGTTTATCTTTTATCAATTCATCGAAGCGCAAGGTTGCAATTTTCCCAACTACATCTTCTTCCGTCAGATTGTCGCGCTCCGCATGAGAAAAACCAGACCCTACTTTACCTTGAATTTTACCACACTTTGAAGTGTAATGCAAAGCACCAAGACCATTCTCAAATCGTGTGCCTTTTTCACCAAATTCAAATCCAGTGATTGTAAACTCGGCTTCGTATTCTTCACCAAGAACAGACTTTACCTTCATCTGATTTTTTGAACCGGTTTGTGTGCTTTCAAATACACCAGAAAAGTTTTTAAGAACTAATCCTTCCAGCTTACGTTCTTTCACCTCTTTGTAATATACCATAACCTCTTCAAAGTTGTTTACAATCCGATGTTCGATGGGAGAATATATTGGATTGCCTTTTGTATGGGCTAGGACATTTTCAAATGAATCTCTGTAGACAAGTTTATCCTCTGTTTGAGCGAAGAAATAGCCGTAGGAGACATATTCCCATAGCTGAATGCGTATGCGCTTGACTTCTGCTTTGGTGATTGTTCCCTTGAGCGCCTTTGTGATTATCCCGTTACCGGTTTTTCTGTCTAAAGGTTCACCAAAATCATCAACCACCAGAGCTTCCCCAATAAACACACCGTCAACAGCACCAAACAATTCTTCGGTTGCTTTGTCAAGCAGCCCAAGAAAGTCATATTCATTACCTGCCCGTGAATGAAATGTGATATTTCCATCAGAATCTTTTATCACATCAATATGCGAACCATTAGCCTTGAGCTGTGCATACGCAGGATAGCGGATATTCTTCAGATTCTTTTCTGTGTAAGAACGGCAACGCATATACGGCCATTCAAAAATAGAAAAATCAGGGAAATATTTCTCAGCTACAGCATTCACCAGTTTGCCTTTAACGCCACAACGCAAATCTTTTTTGACGATACGGCACACAACCTCATATCCACCTACAAACTGATTTGCCCAATTCGCAAGTTGTTGTTTTTCAGCTTGTGAAGTTCCAGGAGTTTTTGCAAGTTCTTCCAGAAAATCAAATACATCCTGAATTGATATATCTGCTTTCTTTGCAAATATCCCTGTCTTTGGTTTTGGAAGTTCTTTTATGTTGAAGTGCTTGCGGGAATCAAGGGCTAGTTCAAGCACTGTGCGAAAGTTCTTGCACTTCATCATGCTGGCAAGCATGTCTTTCTTTGCGTTTGTGCTTGAAGTATTGGACAGTTTTATTAGGTCTTCGAGTATTGGTTGAAATTCCATCTTCATTGGTTTCTCCTTATTTTTTCTTTTTTGGTTCGGGAGGATTCAAAATATCATTCAAAACTTCAATTTGCGCTTTGTTATGACCATCTGGATTTGTAAGACCATAAGCAATTCTGGCTAAGCCATATGCGTCAGCTTGGTTATTATCTTTCGCTTCCCATCCCCAACGCTGAAATACTTTCATGAGGATCATATCTTTTTCTGCACGACCTCCACCAACAATAAATTTCTTTAGCCTTGTAGGAGGCACAAGGTGCGGAATGATGTTTTCTGTGTGGAGAAGAAGCTTGATAACTCCTCCCAATTCACCTATAGAGAAAGCTTGTCCTGAACGACTGCCCATTGCATACCCTTCAATACAATACACAGCCGAAGGATATTTACGAACCACAGAGTGGATTTCTTCCCGCAAGTATGCAAGCCTTTCCATTCCCCTGAGCTTGTTTTTCAGTGTTTCCGCGCAAAGTACGGAACATTCGTTGTCTAACACCACAACTCCTGTTCCTGTCAGGGACAAATCAAGTCCAACAAAAACTCCATTTGCCGTTCTTCGCATCAATGCCATATCAAGTCCTTTCAGTGAAACATGGGCAAGGTTTAGCTAATCCATCTTTTCGGTTTATACCGCCACCACCTATATCTGCAATTTACAGTTCGTTCCCATTCCTCATATACACAGCTAACGCAATTTGCCATGTCGCCTCTCTACACAAAACTCTTGGTTTGGGTACATTCCTTTAAGCCCTTGAAATACTTTCTTTTCTTGGGAAGGGTGTACTTTTATGTGGTTTAGGTAAATGGTAGCTCCTTCAACAGGGGCACCGTTTTCATCAACATGTTCCGGGTCTACTACAATCAATGGAGGTAGCATTAAAATACTCCGTAAAGAAAATCTTCCCAGCGAGCATAACTTTTTCTGGAAAGCAGGGAATGAAGTTCATAGCCTTCACAATTGGCTACAAAATTATCAACGTCAAATACATCACCTTGGAATTTAAGCGCAGGAAAACCTTCAAATGGAAGAGTTACCAACCTCTTGTATAGTTCAAGAGTGCCGTTCGATTCTGCTTGCTTGATGCTTTGGAACTTTTTTGTTGTGCGTTTCAATTCACCTTTGAGATAAGCAATTGCAGTTTTTTCTCCAACGTTTTCTACACCAGGAACAGTGTCAGAAGTGCATCCCCCAATAGCTTTTACCAGATGCCATTTATCTGGGGTTATTCCATATTTCTTTTCAAAATCTTCAGGAAGGAAAAAACTCTTTTTCGTTGGATTGTAAATGTCGGCCCAAACAAGTGATTGGTACATATCTTCGTCAGAAGAAACAATTACAGGATCATGTCCTTCTTGGTGCAATTGTTTTGCTGCTTGGTGCATTATATCGTCAGCTTCATAACCATCAAAATGAAATTGATTTCGCCACCCAATTGAAGGCAAAACCTTTTCCCGAAGAATATCGTATTGGTCGTAAGCAACTTTCCAAACTTCTTTTTCCCATTTAGTGCGTTTGTCTGTGCGCTTTTCTTTATAACCAGGAAACAAATCTCTACGCAAAGAACGTCTGGAGTCCCAACAAAACATCAATCTGTTGGTTCTCAATGCAATACCAATAGTCAGTATTTCACGAAGAAACCCATAAACAACGCCTGTCGGTACTTCGTTCATTGCTAAATCCTGCAATGCAAAAGCGGACTTCGCACCTATACCATTTGCGTCAATAAGGGCAATTGTCTTCATTACATAACCCCACGACTTTTGAATTTCTTTTCAATAGTTTCTTCCAGAAAATCTAAAGCCCTATCAACTTCTTCTTGTATGTCATGATCTTCGGGTATTTCCATTTTCATGGAAGCAGAAATAACCATAGGTTCAAACTGCTTTTCCTGAATCGTTTTTGTCATGGACACAGAAAATTCAATGTTATTTTTCTCGGACATGATATTTCTCCTTGTTCAATAAAGAACATTGCGCTATATATGAATAGCCATGTTTTGATTTTGGTCGGCCACTTCCCCCGTATCACACTTCTCCTGGGTGGCCGACCTTTTTTATTTATACTTCATCAAAAACAAGCGGTATCTTTTTCTGGAACATCGTTTTCATTCCTTCTGCAAGCTCCCGAATTTGTGGATGTGCTCCACTGTCTGTGCGTAATTTAAGAAAATGTCTCCAAGAACGCAAATTCAAAGTCATGACAATCTCTGTCTTTAACGCATGTGGAAGTACACCACGTGCAATCTGCGGGGAAATACCTTCATCACGTTCCGCATCATATACACGTTGAACAGCCCAGAAAAGTTCTTCTCTACGTCGGAGTTGTTCATCACATAATCCGGGCGGATGAATGATTTGCATGCCAAATTTACCGTAATCACAATAGCGGGTAGATTCCTGAGAGTACGAAGCAATCCTGTGGCGTACAATTTCATGGGATATCCCACGGTCACAAACTACTCGTACTGAAATACACTCATGTTCCAGAACAGATTCATGTCCAAGACGAATGATTTTGCCTATGAGACTTTCAGCAGTACCATCGGCAATTTTATCTTCACTCTTATAACAAATCCGTGCCGCTGTTTCTAAGCGATCAAGCATTCTTTCAAAGAATACATTTGGTGTACGCATGTAGATTTTAGGAGTAACAACTTCCATATCAAAACCTCTTTTTCTTTTTGCGTTCCATAGTAAATTTGGCTTCAACTTCTTCCCAAATATCAATCACACGTTCACGTAATTCTTCTTCCAGATCGTTGTCTTCAATGTACGTGATAGCTTTGTCCATGGAAACATATTCAGTGTCAACACACCAATATTTGGTAAGCTTCTCCATGTCTTTTACGTACTGAAGATTTGCACGGACATCATCAATACCTACACCAAAGATTATGAAAATAGGGGCTGTTCTGTATTCATCATCAACGGTAGATTTTCTAATCAGCACCTCCGACTCAATGCCGATTGTCTTAGTGACAGCCTTTCCTGAAGCAATCGTCTTTTTCTTTTCGATTCTGCCCTTCCGTGAGACTCGCATCCTGAGCGAACAGTGATACGGGATGGCATGACCGCCGGGGGTTGTTTTACCATATTCTCCGTCACGTTCTTGGTTGGTAAAAATGACAAGCTTATTATTGTGAGCAATAAGCCGAGCAGTCTTCCGGCAACCTTCGGACAATTCTTTTGCTTTTCTTTGTCCACGCTTGTCACCTTCTCCCATCTCCATATCAGTAGAAAGAGCTGCTATTGAATCCGCCGCAAACAAATTGATTTTGTTTGGATTCTCAGGTGCCCATTTTTCAAGAAGGTCGAATGTCTCGGTAACAGTGTCACAACGGGCATAATTATTTTTGTTCATTTCAAACCCGTAAATCTTGCTGTACTCTTTATCTATGCGGGCTTCAGGATCAACAAAGAAAACATCACCTTTTCTATCTTGAATAGATGCAGCTATTTCTGTAAGGATTGCTGTGTTATGAGAAATATACCCATTACTAAAGAATTTATGTGTTTCTGGTATCGTAAAATCGTAAACCATTGTTGGTTCTTTTTTTACTTTAACCTTTGTTACAGGTGATAAGAAATAAGGAATAAGTTGAGTAACAAAATTTATTAAACTTTTTACGGAATCTACTTGTGGTAATTTTTTTGCATTTTTTAAAATGATTGGAAGATGTCTTGCATTGTAATTATCCGATTGTTTGGAAAACTGATCTGGAACACCTTTTAATAATTGAAAACGACCACTAAGTCCTTTATAAAGAAAGGCACCGTTATTTTTTACCCCCAACTCCTTTCTTATAGAATCTACTAAATTACGAAGCTCATTATTAATTGGTAGTCGATTAAAATCCTTTTGAAATTCCCTTTTATGCCATTCATATTTAATGGAATCTGGGAACAGCTCATAGAATTTTTCTACCCCCCACGCTGGTATTTTAATAGAATGGTAAGTATGCTCATATTCTTCCAAATATTTCTCACCATGCACAGATAAAATACCAAAATTTTGGAGCATCGTTTGTACTTGTACGGCTAACATTTTACTTGCCGTATAATATTCAAACGTGCAGTTATAATCATACCAAGAATCACAGTCGAATAAACCAAGAAGGAATTGGCGTTGACATTCTCTATTCGATTGTAAAACAGATACTGGTATTTTCTTTGTTCTGGATTTTTGGAAAGGTTCTCCATTCAAGTAGTCAATAAAATTTCGAAAAACTCTTCCTTTAATACCAAAATCTTTGCCCTTTTCTAGTTTTCCGCATTCTACTCCTAATGAAGAACAAATGGATATTACATCTTTTCGAATTTTCTTATTTTTCGATGAAAACCCAATAAGATTATCCTTTCCACAACCGTTAGCTACTAGGTATCCAAGTAGCCTAGAAAGTTCTGGGGTAAGTTTTTCCGGAATATTCACCAATGTCCTCGTTGCAGATGTTTGTCTTGTTGGATCTTTAAAAGCAATATAGAAATTATCTTTTGGGAAAATTCCTAATTCTCTGGGGATACAAGTCAAATCACCGATATGGATATCCGATAATTTTTTAAAAGATATACCACCAGCACAATAACAAAGTATAGGATGTTCTGGAGTTCCAGTTATATCCATACCAAGAGTATTTGTTATTTGGATAACTTCAGAAGATTCCTCTTCATAGAAATGAGAAGTATCTTCAATACCAGAATCGGAAACTATTTTCATCCGATGTTCGACAAACCCCTCTTCCCCAGAAGAGAAGTCTTCGATGGCATATTGCCCTTTATCCGTTAATATTTGCGTATTGCCTGTAATACATTTTCCGGCGGAACTTTGTCCAAAGATTTCGCACATGATTCCACCAGGGATTCCCCCACCCCGAACACGTCCACCAGAAATAGCAAGATCAAGTAGAGTAGAGCCTGTGGATACAAGCAGAGTGTCTTTATCGACCGATACATAATTATCTGCAACTTTAGGAATTTTCTTTTCAGTTTTCTGAATGTTTTCCACTGCTGCATCATTTTCGCCTTTTGATCTACGATTCAACATAGAGCAAACCTTTCTATCGAGCAAGTGGGCTACAAGAAATAACGATTCCCGCTATTCTCGCGCGGTGTATTTGATTTTTATTTGTAAAATGTGTGCTGATATAGAAAAGCAGAGGAGAAAGCTCTCCTCTGCTCTATTTTAGATATGTTCAATCACTTGCGGCGACTTCTACGTGAGGAGCTTCTTCGAGATTTTTCTTCTTCCTCTTCTTCATTTTCCTCTTCTTCCCCGTCTGGCGCTTCTTGACCGTAGTCAGGAATTTCATCGTCTTTGTCGAAGGTCGGTTTTTCCGTCTCATCTTCTTCCTCACTTTCTTCCTTGCGAGCAGAACGGCGGCTTATCTTCGAAGGCTTTTCTTTTTCTTCGTCTTCCTTCTTTGCACTAGAACGCTTACGAGAACGGGAACGCTCATACTCATGATCTTCTTCTTCGTCTTTATCATGGTCAGGTGTATCAGAGCCATCAAGTTCAGGTGCAGTAGGACGGAACAGTTCTTCAATTTCCTCATAGCTCTTTATATCGAGCAATTCATCGAGGCAATAAGCGGCATCGAGAATTTCATCGGAAATTTCTTCTTCACGGTCGAGCAGTGTGTAACCTTTGTAGCGCGTAGCGGCACCAGCACCTTCACGGAAGAAAGAGATAGATTTGCCTTTGTCGGGGTCAGCAAACGGAATGTATCCTCCACCACGACGATTACGTGCAATCGGGAGTATTTCTTTTTCTGTCAAATGATATGAAGCTTCCCAAACAAGAACACCTTTTGCTTCGGTTTCCGCTGTGTCGTAGCAAACGACATTGTACAGAGCGCGACGTTTGGGGTTGAGTGCTTTCACTTCATCCTCAGAGAAGATGCCAGCTTTTTTCATCTTTGCTTGGTGTTCACAAATCGGGCACTTCTTACCACGATAGTTTGAAGCAGGACACAATACAGAATCTTCGTTTATACCTACTTTCTGGTGAACGTACACATCCAGCATATACGCACGTTCGCCTTCACCCAATTTCGGGTCTTGTGTGCCAGTGATATAAGGAATAATATCAAGAAGATGTTCACCTTCCTTTGCGATGAATTTCTCACCATCAAAATCATCTTTCAAGTAGTCATTCCACTTGTTTGTTCCGCCTTCGCGCTTCTTTGATTCTTCAGTGCGGCGAATCATGTCTTCGGTGGGGTTACCTTTCATTGAACGGAAACGTGATTTCTTAGCCATTTTTCTTAATCCTTTCGTTGTTTGCTAAATACTGCCTATGAGCAAATTGCATATCGTCCTCGTAATGGTCTTTGGCTTCTTTTGTAATTCTAGGATCAGCCCAGTATCCTGATAAATACAGGGAAGACAATCTCTCCAGAGCAGATTTCTTATGTTCCATAGAAGTCTTCGCACCTTGTACAATAAGAACCTGTCTTGATACTTCAATGAGTTCTTTCTGGGCTTTAAGGTGCTTCTTGTCGTTAGCGATTATGGATTTAATCGCCCCTTCAGTAGGTTTGGTTTCGAATCCATAAGATTCATAATTTGACCTTACATCCAAGTCAATCTCAGCATCAACTCTCTGCACCCATTCTTTTGCTTCTTCTTTTTCAGCGGACAGATCCGCATAAAGAACTGCGTATTTCTGCATGAGCTTTGCTTGCCGTATCCACTCGTAATCAAGGCCGTACTGGTCAATAGATAAATCCTCTTCAAAGTTTATTTCATCTTCGTTCACCTCCTTACCATCAAATGTGTGTGACGGATAATCATTGTCAAAATGCTTTGTCATTTTCTCCCCCAATACTGATTGTTTGTGCGTATATCTTATATGTAATCGACAGAAAAAACAAGACAAATATTTTTAATATTGTATCTCCGAAATATGCGTACATTGTGCAGCTATTTCATCAAAACCATCATCACCTGGTTTATAGATATATACTTCTGAAGAAGGCAAAATATTTAAAGATTGCATTGTTGGTGGAGTTTTTGAAGGAACATATTTTTCTCTTTTTCCTTCAATAGGATGAGACCTGCACCCCGAACAAAATTGATGCTTGTTCGGTTTGTCTCCTGGCCATACACCAACTACAAAAGTTACCCCACAGTTTTGGCAATTGATTGTGTGTCGCTCTAGTTCTGGACCAAGGTCTTCGCCTTGCTGTACCTGCTTCTTTTCAAAGCCGGTCATTTCCCAATATCGACCTTCAGGAGTAATTCGTAATGGCAGTTTATATCCATTATAACGCAAATAAGAAATTGCTAAACCGGGTTGTGTCTTCCATCCATAAGCTGCAATCTCTTCCCTAGTTATTCTCTTGTGTTTGTGCAGATGCCTGCGAATCTTATTTGTCGGAGCATCTGGGTCTCGTCTTTTAGCCATGGTAAGCACCGTTCAGTTTAGACCAAACTTTTTTAATCAGCAGATATCCAAGAAGATCCAACTCAGGGTCTTCATCATCACCTACCCGGTCTTGTGCAATACGACTTAGCTTGTCATCCATACGCACATTGATTTGTTCATCAGTGGGAGATTTACTAAAAACCCGCAAAGGCTCTAAACAAGAATTGCCATACTTTGCATTTTTCTCAAGGAGGAAAGAAAACATTTCCTCCATAACTACTTTCAGCATTCCGGCAAATACTCTTTGCTCATTTTCAATCGCAGTCAAATCTATATCCAAAGACGGCTTTTGTTCTACTTCCCATGAAGGATAATAACCACGATCCGCATTCTTCGCAATTACGAAATATTTGACATTGCGTAAAAATTCAGGACCTTCTAAGCTCTCAATTATGCGGAGGGCTGTTTCTGCCGAATGGGAAACATCAAATATTTCTTCCGCAAGATGAAATAGATCCTTACTTTGTTCATCTAAAGCTTGCAGACATTCCTCTATTTCAGAATACAAGTGGTCAATTTGTTCAACCACAGTGTTTTCGTCAGCAAATTTTGCTTTCGGGAATTTGTACATGATAACTCCTAAACTTGAGTTGCCGCAAAACAAGACAAAACCAGACCAGCCTTGCCTGTGTCATAATAATTTGATTCGAATTGCTCCATCATTTCAGCAATACGTAAATCACCTTTATCTAACAACACCTTTGTAAAATACCCAAGAATTGCTCTACGTGCGTTTTCAGGGTCACCTTCTAAATTCTTGAGTATCGGAGAAATTTTGTTCCAAGAATGCCCCTGCGTCAATGCCCGGCATAGGTCAATGATTTCTGTTTCGGCAGTATAGACGGCGCTGATTGCTTCGAGAGCTTCATCAAGCTCTTCAATGTCAATAACGGCGTCAAGCATTTTAACAGCTTCGCGAGGAGAACCATCACAACTTGAAGCAATCTTTTGAATCACTTCTTTAGGCATATCACCTATGCCTTCTTCTTCACAGATACGCCTGATTAAAGCAGATATGTCCTTCGTATTTAGTGCCTTTACAGCGATGTCCGTACAACGAGTACGCACTGCCTTACGTAGCTTTTCGGGGTTCGTTGTAGCGAGAAAGAAAAACACATTTTTAGGGGCATCTTCCAACAATTTCAAAGAAGCTTCCTGAGCCGCCGCCGTCCAATTATGGACTTCATCAAATAAGTAAACTTTAACTTTACCCTTCATCGGAGAAAGTTTTGATTTCTGCTCAATATCCCGTATTGAATCAACACCTCGCATTGAACCAGAATTGTATTCAATGAAGTCAATGTCGGAACAACCTAGTTCATGGGCAACGATTCGAGCAATGGTTGTTTTGCCTGTACCCGAAGGACCAGAGAACAACCATGAATGAGGCATGTCAATCAATTCTCTTTCCAAGAAAGATTTCACTGTAGCAACGGCACCTTTGTTGCCAGCTACATCTTCGAGTTTCTTAGGACGATACTTAATGTGCAGTGGTTCAGACATACCTATTCTCCTTTTTCTGCGTAAATAGCTTCCACCAAATAATTCCAAATATCTTCTACAGTTTCAACGGTAGAAATTTCAAACACCTCCTGTTTTTCGAAGCACTCCAATAATTTAAAAAGAGCGTCATTCATTTTGCGATTGTTGGGCAATTCCTCTACACAAAAACAAACCAGAGCCAACAAAACAACATCAGCCGATTTTCCAGTACGCTCAACGGCTTTGTTGCATTTGTCTTCAATTTCTGGAAGAATTGAATGCGCCTTGAGCATAATAAAATCATCTACCATTGGCAACTGAACGTTTGCTTTGGTATAAAGTATTTTGATTATTTGTCCACATAAACGTGCAACCCTTGTGTGTTCTTTGGGTTGACGAGCATACACACAGGAAAGGCCACCAATAGCGGCAGCCAAGTGAAGGTTCAGTAATTTGCTATCAGGCATTATAATTCCTCCAATTGTGCAAATGTTCCGTCGATAGGAGACACTTCTTTGTCTATGCGAAACGGAACATTCGCCCATTTAAATGTTTCGGGGATGGTGTGCTGGACATGATAATCGAACACCTCAAATATTTCATCTTGTTCTTCTGGGACAAGGTCGATGATGCAACTATCATGCACTTGTCCAATGAAACGTGATTTCCACTTACGTTTCTGCTTCTCTTTAATCATCAAGTTTATGCAGAACAGGAGAAGATGAAACGCTGTACCTTGAATAGGAAAGTTTGCAGTTTGCTTTCTGTCCATCATACCTGTGAAACGAAATCCCATGTGTGTTTCAACATATCCATTTTTCAGATAAAAATCATTGATGGATTCTTTCCACTCAGTGTAAACCTTGAAGCGTTCATGCCACATAATGTTTTCAGCAGACTTGCAATGTTCCAAAAACTCATTTTGGCTATAGATTCCCTTGCCTTTCAAATGTTCTTCAAGTGTGATACCAGCAGCCGTGTTCAAATGCAATGAGCTTTTCCACAATGCACGACCACATGAATCATACCAATCACCATAAAACTGAGGAAATGTCCAACCATTCTTGACAAAGAAACGAATCTCTGGAGTCATTTCATCTTGTTCAAGCATCCAAATGTCACAGCCATTATCCCTGTGCATGTCGGCTGAATCATCAAGTAGGTAATTGATAAAATTCGGGTCACAGTGATACGTAGCTGAAGTAGAAACTTCCATACCAGAGAAGTCAATCTCACAAAGCTTGTTGCCTTTTGAAGGCACGATTCCAGAACGAATAGAGTTCTTTGCTTCTTTGTCCCGCTTGGGTATGTTCTGGAAATTTGGGTCTGCACTTGAATTATGCACACAAATCTCATTTACAAAGAAATTGTGATGATCTTCTACCTCAATATCATACACATCAACACTTGTATGCAAATGCTCTATACCGGTTATTCTGTGATTGCCTGGAACAAATTCTCCAAATTGATTTGACCATTTTCGTTTTAAATCTAATCCGTAGAATTTATACAATTCTAATAACTTATAATAATTGTGTCCTAAAATTCGTTGTACTTTACTCCTTCCTAAATGAGACAAGTTCTGCAATCTTGCTTTAGAAATATATTTCCCGTTTTTGTCATATCTGAGTTTTATCGTTTTCCAATCTAAACCGTAGTCAGAAATTTTATTTTTAAATGTAGCAAAATCCATAGGAATAGATTCAGCAGCCAGTTTGAGTTTGCCGTGATTTTCAGCAAGTTTTCGCAGGCAAGCAAAACGGATGATAAAAACATACGAATTGTTGTCTTCCCCAAATCTGGGAGAAAATTCATTGTTTTCCCAACGTTTTAACATCGACTGCCGAGCTAGTTCTTTACGTTCCGGAAGATTTGACAAAACAGATGCGTGAATTTTACTGTGTTCCGATCTGGTTGTTTTTTGTAAGTTTTCTGGACGATGATCAAAGTGATTCCAATTTTTATGGTGTATTACTTCATCAGAATTTAAATCACCTACCAATTGTTCATAGATAAAGCGATGCTCTTTAAACCCATGCCCATGTTTTAAGTGACCAGTAAAATTTATATAATCTCCAGTTCTACTGCAAGCTAGTACATGATCATTTGGTTTTAAATTTTGAGCTTCTATATACGACCCATCAATCAATCGTACCTTGTGTTCAGGAGTACAATCAAAATAATAACGTTTACCCTTGCGGTAATAATGCACTCGTATAATTTCTCTATGACCAGTCTTACCTTGCCACAAAACCTTTTTTATCTGAGGGTTTAATTTATCATCAAAGCAATAAACTAAATCACCAACTTTAACATCTTTTATTGGTATTCCTTCAGGTTCAGATTCAAAATCACGAACAACCATTACTTTTTCATATCCAGCTATACAGGACCTATAACTGGTAACTGTTGTCAGATAAAAGAATGGATGAATATGTCCATCAACAACTTCACGTTTAAACTGTGAAAGGTACGTGTCCCTGAGTTTGAGATACTTACGTAAATCAAGGATATAATTACCAATAGGAATGTCCAGTTCTTTCAAAACTTCAGCATCAACAGCTTGCCCACCTTTGGCTGTGTCTTTCACCGACTCTAATCCCATTTGATCAAACAACAACCTCTTGAGATTCATCGGTGAATTGTGGTCAAACTTTTTCTTATACAGTTTACGAAAGCGTTGGGCTTCTTCGTTTGCTGAGATTGATTTTTCTAACCCAGTGATTGTACGAGTTAATTCTTTTTCTATTTCTTGGTAATATTTTTCATCTACATTTAAACCAGATTCTTGCAGAACTGTCATAGAATTTGACGATTCTTGGAAAAACTTATTTGCCTGTTGCAGATTTTTCTTCCCAGCAAACTCTTTCTCCTGTTCGCGATGAAGTTTCATCGTCATGTACGCATCAAGTCCAACATACAACAATTGATCGTCTAACGGAGCTTCGTCCATTTTGTTCATTGAGTTGGAATCTGGAGCTTTAATATACCTATCCATCGAAGCATCGTATCCCCAAATTCCCCAACGTCGGAATATCTGGTACTTCAGGGATTTTGTTTTGCGCCGATGATCTAACACATGTTGACGAATCATGGTACATTCGTCCATGAATGAATCAACTTCCAATATAAAACGAGACCAAAGATTTTCGAACACTTTGTTATGCACAATCATCTTTGGTTTCTTTGCTTCTATGAGGTCTGCCAAAGCATCGTTAATATCATTCCAATCATCAACGTTCCAATACTCTTGATAGTCAAGTGGGAAAGCGTATGCGCTATCATCAGTAGACAATCCAACAACAGTTATCTTGTGTCCGTCACGATGGGGCTTTATGCCTGTTGTTTCGTAGTCAAGGGCAATCTCTTTTTCATCCATCAATTCGCCAAGTTTGTCCAGAACTGATTTAGCATCAAGCAGGAATTCTACATTTTTAGGATCATCGTATGTGTAGTTTATAAATCCTCTTCCAGACTTTGCAAACTCAATCGCCTTGTGTAATTGCCGTTTGACATAAGATTGGTAATTCTTGTTTTTCTTTGTTGCTTGAATTTGAGGGACATCTAAAAACGGATGAAGATAAAATCCAAATTCTTTAATGGGAATTGAATCTCCCATACAATTCTCACTGATAATACCAGAATAATACTTATCTGTGATTGTGCCCAATGAAATATTGCCAAATGTAAATACATGTTTCGGTTGAAGTGACTTGAAATCTTCTTCAAGCTCTGGTTTACAGTGCATCGCTTGTGCTTTTTGTGGTGTACGTTCTGAATAACAACGGACTGCCGGAACAGTCCAGCAGTCCTTATAGAGGTTAAGTCCCAACTTACGCAATTCTGTATGCAGGAATTTGTATTGGGAACTTTCAGCAATTGTTCCTTTCAAATCAGCTTGAGCGTCAGGGGAGTCAGTGATAACCAATATTTTCTTTTCTCCTAGACCAGCTGGTTTCATACGTCCGTTTTTACAGCCGTTGAACATGCCGCATTTAGCGCATTCCATAGGAACAGCATCTTTACTCTTGGAAAAGAAATTGTGAATCTTAGCCATAATTATACCGGAAGTTGTACGAGGTGGATAAACTTGTCGTTGTCTTCAAACAAGGCACTGTGTTCTCCAATTGCCATGTTGTTTGTCAGTTTTAGAATGTATGCCAGAAACACAGGGCTAATGTCGAAAGTAGCTGTACCGGAATTTTCAACATCATACGATTTCTTGACACTCACACCTTCTTTACGTCCAGTGATGATTGCCTTCTTTGCTTTGAGTTCGATATTTACCGACTTCATAAAATCAGATTCGCCTTCAACCAAACCACTCAAGTTTTCAAGTGCCGGGATAAGCTTCGCATCAATCTTGATTTCGGATTCTTTTTCAAACCCATCAATGATTTCTGTGAAGTCGGGAAAGTCACCGGCTCCTGTGCGACAAGATACAGTCACCTTGTTGTCAGTGGTGAAATGAATCCAGCTGTCTTCGAGGGAGTAGGACTCAAAGCTTTTAAATGTCAAGAGGTCTTGAATTGAAGATGAGGGTAAAAGGAAACTATCTTCAAAATCAGACTCCATAAAAATACGAGACACCCTGTAACCATCACTTGAATCCAAGCATTCTTTGTTTACATAGACGCAATACAGATTGTTCGGGTCGAATACGTTGCTTGAAGTGCTCAAACGAGCAAGTGCCAGATTATCAAGAAAGTCCTTTGGTACAGCCTCCCAAACCATATCATCAAAGTCAACTTCAGAGAAATATTCCTCAACTACACGAGACTCGGTTTCAATCTGGATAACAGCTTCAGTCGATTTGCTTGTGATGGTCAGATTATTATCATCTGCCGACAATTCAATTTCTTTGTCTTCGATACCATCAAGAATCTTATTCAAAGACCCAGCAGGTACCGATGCAGTAATACCAGATTCAAAAGGATGAGCAATCGCAATGCGGTCGTTATAGGCGAGTATTTCATTTTCTTGGAATACAAGGTGCGCCATTTGCAACACCAAGTCCTTTTTACTGGTTGCCGGTAATAGAACCTTGATTACTGATTTCAATTCTTCTGTTTTAACCTTCATTCTCTTCTCCTTGTTTAAGTTCTTCAACAACTTGCAGGACATTGTCAGTTTCTTTTCTGAAAAAGAATGAGCTTAGTCTGTTATATGAACCAGACTTTTGCAAGCAAAGATTTGCTAATTCCATTTCTTTTTCAACCTTGCCTAAGTATTCGAAATTACCCGCAAAATATAGAATCATATAATGGATTCTCCATGACTTGAAAAACGATTAGATTCTAAATCTTGGATAATATTCAAGGCACGATTCTTTGCAGAGGTAGTGGAAATTCCAGTGTCTTTTACAAAGTGCTCAAACAGCATTGGCCATATAGTGAGAATCATTTGCTCCTTGAATGTAAATCCTGCAGTCTGTTCTACCAAAGTAGCCACTTTTTTGTTCAATGAATTAACCTCACCTGTAAGTCGATGGGCATTTTTAACTTCTTGCTCATAAGCTTCCTGCAAAACTTTAATGTCTGCTTGGAGCTTCCTGTTTGCCTTCAATAGCATTTCATATTGGTTCATTATTTCTCCTCCATATCTGGATGAAATCCGCTATGAAGTTCTTTGAACAATCTCTCCCGAATAGTTCTATCTAGTGTATATTCTTCTCCTGCACCTAGATAATTTTGAAGAATGTCCTTCAAATAGGAAGCTTCTGCTTCTGATAATTCCAAGTAAAATTCACGGATAGTTTCTACTCTGATTTTAGCCATCATATTTCTCCTAACTTGCAACACCATTCAAAAATTGTCCGCAACTGCTATACGGATGCAATGCCTGCATAAGTTCATCAATATCCGAGGTAGATAAAGCAGGGATAACCACCTTTGTTCCTTTACGCTGAACGTGGATATATTTTTCAACTGCTTCAGGGTTTTCTTCCAGCAGCAAGTTCACTTCATCTGAACCAGATTTACTGGTAATTGAGATTTCTTTTAGGTATTTCATATCTACTCCTAGAAAAAACTACGAATCTTAGGACTCCAAGACCACGGCCACTCGGAACAAGAATCTGCAATTGCTTGAAAGTAACGCATGTTGTAAACGTAGCGCATTGAATTATTATTGCTGATTCCGCAAATCTCCGCACGCTCAACGCGAGTTTTTTCTTTATTCATGAAAGTCTCTGACTCTTGCAAGGTGTAGTCTTCTGAGACTTCGAACGTAGATGATTTGCCCATCTGGAATCCTAAATCTTCAATGTATTTCAGCACAAAGTCTTTTTCTTTACTGGTCAGGTTTTTGAAGTGTTGTCCCTCAATCTCCATTTTTGGTGAACGCTCGGTGACAAAGATCTTTGTCGGTGTTGCTCCGTATAATGGATTGCCTGCGTTGTCGTGCTTAGGAACAAGTATTATTCCATACTGTGAGTACGCAACCCAACTAGAAGTATCTACACTGTAGAAAGGATACTGCACCATCAATGATGGTGAAGCTAATCCAAAACCATGAACTTTTGATTTCGGTTTTCTGTCAGGTGTGTCACAGATGATGTCAAAACATTTGTTCAAAAAGGCTTGCCTTGTTTTTCCTCCAGCACCTCCTGCCATACCACCTAAACAAAAATACTCATATTCCAAACACTGAAAAAGATGGTTCATATTATCTTCTACGTGAAACACAGGTAATGGTTTAAGTCCAGCATCTTCCATGATTTGCTGATTTTTCCAAGTTTCTTCGGCATTGCCAATAACATCAAGGACTGGGTAAATATCCAGTAAGTGTTCGTGTTGTTTTATATAGGCAATGTATTCCTCAAGATCAACGGGCTTGCCTTGAGAATCGGCGCTATAGGCACCACAATCTAGGAAAAAGGAAATTTTAGACATGGGTAAGAACCTCTTCCATTCTTATCATTCGGTCGTCAATGTAATAATCAGCTTTCGGCTTTTCAAATTGAAGCGCATCAAACGGAACACTGTGCTTTGCAAGCCAATCACAAGTGACAGATATATCCTCTTTATGCCTTGCTGTATGGAGAATGATTTTATTCTCCATCAAGTGTAGTTTTCGCACCTTTTCAATCATTACGATGTTTGGTGTGCGATTCCGGTAAACTTCTTCTCCATATCCCTCAGTCTCTACAGTCAGAACACCGTCAATGTCAAAGCAATACACTTTAGGCTTTTGTCTCAGGTCCTTGCTAAAATAACCAGTAACACTGCGGATAATAGATGAATTTCTTTCTGGAATATAAACACCATCCTTTGCTTTTTGCAGATATTCTTCCATCAAAGCTTTGTTTTTGAACTTGGTATGAATACCGTTGGCATCTAAAGCATTCCATTTTCTGAAACAAGAGGGGCAACTTCGACACTCTTTACCGTCTGGTGTGGGTGTGTAGCAGGATATAGAAACCTCTAAAACAGTTTCCAATTCATCTGTAGACAGATTATCAATTGCCCACGCAACTAAGTCTGATTTTGTCATTTCCCAAAAAGGAGATTCTACTTTTATGGTTGTACCGCCACTAATATTAGACAGGAGTTCTCCCATTTCCGTAAAGGCTATTCGATTTTTATCGGGAACATCATCATCTTTTATTCCTGCCATAACAATGGTATTGGCATACCTACATGCAAGTGCTGCAAACATCAGATTGCGATTGGGAATATACGCTGTTTTTCCTTGAGACTTTCCCGCCAGATTCAAAGACTTGTCAATGATTGTGTCAGGAGCAATTGCAAGGACTCGTTCTTTTTCAACTTTGGTATAGTCACCATAATCAAAAAAGATAGTTTTGGGTTTCCCCATATAATAATACGCAATTACGGAATCTAGTCCGCCTGAAAGACAAAGTATCATTTTATATCCCTCTCCAAGAAGTGCTTCCTACAGGTGAAAATTCAGTAAGTATTTTGTAGAAATCCATTATGTTCTCCCATGTACATAAGAATCTATATCATTGATACCCATCTTAATATAGTGGGCGTCAATATGAGTAGACCATGCACATCCTCTGCAACGTGTACCAACTAGCTTTTTACCATGCCTGCAGAATTTATCCCAGTCTTTAAACAGTGTAGTCATGTCAAACTTAGGTTGTTTTCGTTGTTCTTGGAAATCATCGCAGTAATGTACAGAACCATCACAGTCAATAGTTACCCAGGACGGAAATACATCCAACTTAGCGCAGTTCCAATTATAATTTTTCAGAAGGCTGAAATCATTTTGCTTCATAAGGTTAATGTATTCTTTGGACACATGAACCAAATAATCTTGTTCTTTCATTTCGCAGACTTCATCCATAACTTCTGCAAGCTTCGGGAAATCTTCGTCCTCGAAAACAAAACCTTCTGCATTGCCCCGACACTTTGTTCCTGGAAGTCCTCTATCAGGGTGAATGAAATCAAAGAACGTCCATATGCCCATTTCCGTGTGCTTTTTGATTGCTTCAGGAAGGTGATGAAAGTTCTGTCTGGTCAAAGTTGTGATAGAAGCAACGTCCCGACATTCTGGATATTCGTTGAAAAACTGCAAGTTGGATAATGTTTGTTCCGTTTTTCGTCTGCTTGAAGGATCTGTTGTACACAAATCATTGGACATGGTCAGACTTCTTGCACCGTTGTCGTATAACTCACGTAGTTTTTTCTTAAAATCTGGAACAGCCCCAGAAGTTATGATAGTTGTAGCAATTCCGATTGATTCCGAATAACCAACAACTTTCTTCAGTTTGTCAAACTCCATCAATATCTCCGCCCCATAGAAAGCGGCAAATTGACACCCCAAAGATTTGAGATTTTCCAAACCAATGAACCATTCATTGATTGAGCGGTTATTTTGCTTTTCATTTTTCATACCACAGTATGAACAATCAAGTGGGCACTGGCGACTAAAGAGTATTTCCGCTTTGACAATTTCCATCATTACCTCTGTGAGTTTTTCAGTAGTTCAAAAAATTCATTACGGGTGCTTTCATTCTCCCTAAATGCTCCGCGCATTTCTGAAGTTTCAAACGAACTGCCACGCTGTTTGATGCCGCGAGCCTGCATACAATTGCCAGAAATAGATACTTTTCCATTTCTACGAACAACTAATAAGGAATCTGGGACGGAAACACAATAAACATACCCGTCATAATAAGTTTTTGTAATATGTTGTGAGTCTAAACACGCATACCCTTTATTTGTTTCCATTCGCATGTTATTAGATTGAATACTTCCACTTTTACCAACATATAAAAGCATCTCTTGCAAATCAGAAAGCAGTTGTTTGGATATTGTACAAAAATGCACTTTCCCATTTTCATATATATGACCATCACAACGGATATATGCGTCTAAAAAAAGATTTATTTGTTCCTGTGTGCTTGATTTTATCACTCTAGGCACAAATTTATCTCTTGATTTTCCGCATTCAAATAATAATGGAAATACACATTGTAAAAATTCTCCAGTAATTGTAATATTATTGTCTGCCTCTGATTCTCTATAATCACATCCCAGTTTATCCAACAAGGATAATAAATCTTTTCGATCCTGTCCATTATTCTTAGTTCGAGATTTTGTAATACAAACAGTTTTTCTATTATTTCGATAACTACAACAACCATCAGCTAAATACCAACCCATAAATTCACAAAAATCATCCCCGTTAACACCATAAATAGAATTTATGCGAACTCCATCTGTTTTGCCATTTTTTGCAGTCTTTGGCAAATAAGTTTTACGCTGATCTAATAATTGTTCGGCAGTAACAATATCTACAAATTTACCGTTTGAATTTTTATATTTCCATTCTGAAGAGCAAAGAACTCTATGATCTGGAGTTACTAAAAGATCATAGTTTTTGCTTTTCATTGAAATCATATCCCCTTGATAAGGGTAGGAAATATACTCTGTGGGATATACAAAAGTAATGCTCTCTAACTCTTGATTATATTGGGCCACTTTATCCCATCGTCCTAATTCAGAAAACTTTTTCCAACCATTATCCGTAAGAATGTCTGTCTGATCGTCATAACACAAATGCTGCCCCGAAACAACAAGTGCAATACCTGTAGGGTTGAGATGAAATTGAATCTCTTTGGCAATCTCAGAAGTAAGTTCTTCCTGAATGATTGCTTGTGCTGCAAGTGCTTCAACAAGTCGAGGAAGCTTCGAAGCACCGATAACATATCCCTCTTTCTCATTCGGAATATACCCTACAGATACATTGTACGTCACAGGTAATAGATGATGCGGACACATGGAATAAACTTTGATTCCTGTGCAGAAAATCATCTGACTGTAACCGGCAGCAGGGAATTTCTTTTCGAAAAATTTAGCCATGTCTGTTCTACGAAGATCATGACCATAAAGCATTTCTTTGTACGCTTTTGCTACACGCGCTGGGGTTTCAGAAAAGTTTTCATCTGCTCTCCAATCGTTACCAACAAGTCCAGACAAAACTAACTCAATGCCCTTTTCAATCTTATTTGTGTCCATGAATTTCACCCTTAAAAAGAAAGAAGGGAACGAAAAGCTAATTCCGTTCCCTTCAATAAAAGTATGTACCAACTACATATTATGCAGATTCTTCTTTGCAACGGTAGAAGGTGTCATTCAGCTTACCATCTGCGGGCTTTTCTTCAATGAAGGTAAGACCTTTGTCATTTTTCAGATGCTTGATATGACCAATGACGCGAGTACGCTTCAGTTCCAGCGCCTGCATCACATCAGCAATGGTTGCACCTTCAAACAACATATCATCCAACTTACCAGACACGGCACTCTGAACGTGACCATACCGAGACTTCTTGATGGACTTTTTCTTTGCTTGTCCAGCTCCCTTTTTCGCACTGGGGGATTCTTCCATTTCGTTCTTGGAGAACCAGTTGTACGCTTCGATGATGGAAGCGGGAAGCTCCTCAGTTTTACCGAGATCATCTACTTTCTCAACTGAACGGAGAAAACTCTCCAGAAGAACTTCTTTGCGAAGTCCGACAGTTTTGAGCTTATCTAGCCCTTCAAGCGTCAGATCGTTCAGTTCCTTGACCGCAGTTTTCAGATCATTGTAGGTCATTTTCTTTCTCCTTCTTTGTGGATTGCGCTGGTGTGTCCCAATAAGGGGAACGGCATTTTGGACAGGTGCGGATTACTTTTACCCTAGGTACCCATTCGTGCCCGCATCGTTTACACTCAAGGGTAGGTATTTCAAAATTCTTCTCCATGACAACCTCTCTTTTTGTTTTAACATCATGCACATAATCTATACATATACGCTGTGTACGTCAAGAAAAAAATCAAGCAAGTCCGAAATATTTATGTAACTGCCCGTTTATTCTAAAAGAATCGGGGAAACAGCGTAGACGCTCAAACAATTTTTCGGCTGTCATAGGGAATATTGGTGTAAATGCAAATTTTGGTCCGTGTTCATTCCATGCTAAATGTTGCCACGTTTTGATAGCTTCATCTAAATCTTCATCAGTGGCAACAGGAAACTTTACAACATCTTCAGACCGCAAATAGTCATAATTAAGGGTGTTGTGTTCTTTTTCTATACCAGCACTTCTGGGTTTGTAATCGGCGATTATACTGATCCTTCCACGTTTATGCAAAAGGAAAAAATCATCAATTTCTACACCACCCGTTTCAACAGCAATGTTCTTGATTTCTGTCTTGCACAATGTATCAAAAAATTTATAAATGTGTGGTTGTTCAAAAGGTTCACCACCAGTAACAATCAGATTTGTAGGAGCAGCAAATGCAATATCGTCCATCAAATCTATCAGAGTTATCCTCTTGCTTGCAGAGTTCCAAGAATGCTGAGAATCGCACCATTTGCACTGCAAAGAACATCCAGCAAATCGCAGAAACCAAGTACGTTCACCTTGCGGGATTGTTGTTCCTACTTCTCCTGAAATAGATTCAAAAAATTCCACTACAGAATAAACTGGTTCCATTTAAACCTCCCAATCCCACATGCCCCGAGTTGCATACTGCATCTGCTTCTCTATCAATTCGACCATTGAATTGGGACTTTCCCACAAGCGAATGTACGTGATCAATTTCAATTCAGCTTCGTATTGGAGAATGTTCCAGATATACATCGCCAAATTTTCTGCTGTAGGATTAACAACCAGCATATTTAGAAAAGCATGGTCAAGCTTTTCAACCACGTAAGTATTTAGAATTTGTTTCAATGTACCAAAATCCATAACCATTCCAGACTTTGTTACAGGAGCTTCAATAGCAACTTCAACTGTCCATTCATGTCCATGGAGATTTCGACATTTACCAGGATGTTCAGGCAAGAAATGAGCGGAAGCAAAATTGACTTTCTTAGAAATGGTAGTCATGTGTTTTGCTTCCAACAATTCAACCGCATGTTTCCGAGTGAGTAGGTTTGAAACTAAATCAGTAGTTCCTCCATTAACAACATGATTCGCTTCTATTACTCCAAGTTCTTGTCGGATGTTGCGTCTACGCTTTTGAAAATACTCCTTAGTGTACTTTTCTTCAATTTCTGGAATTTCTGGCTGTACGAACTGAGAACCCATTTTTTCCTCCCGTTATAATTTTATTTTAGATACCTTAGCGATTTCCTCATTTATTCTCTTACGTAAGTGATCTTCCAATGGAACACGAATATCATTGTCTTCGTCAATGTATTCCCGATCATCATCAACTGTATTCCAGATGTTGATTCCTAAAAACTCTATGAATATTTCACCGTCTGCAAATTGCCCGAACAAATTAAAATATTCACAACAACCTGAAGTTTGGTATACTTCATCTCTTAGAGTCGTAACCACCTCGTCTACTTCGTTAAGATCTATCATCACCTGTCCTTATATAGAGTGTACCCATTGTTACGCAGTGCGTTTGCAATTCTCATGATGTGTTTGAGTTCTAAACCTACTTCTCGTGCAATGACTTTGAATGTCATGCGAGTCCTTATCAAAAGTGAGCTTGCGTCATATATCTTCTTTGGTTCTTCGTTTAAACGAAAGTCGATATGTTTTATTTCGTCAATTAGGATATTATCCATGTAAGCTGTTTTGTGTGCTTGACACCCCTTGCCGTATCCGCAAGTTTCACGGTGAAAAGGATTTTTTTGACGAGCCTCGCATTTTTCTTTCCAGTAGTTGTTGACCGGTTTGGCATCGACTGAAGCCATTAAAGGACAAAACATATCATATGGTTCATATTTGCGCTCAAAAAATGCCCGACACCCTTCATTGTGCATTAACAAGCTCCTCGTCAAATAGATTATATTGCTTGTGTCCATCCTCTTTCTTTCTTTTCTTCAGATTCTGGAGAAGTTTTTCCAGAATTTTTCAAACACTTTGCTTCTACCAACGCGCGTAACGTTTCTTCGCATTTTTTCAAACAGTCTAATTCTTCTTGGTATTTTCGATTACCCATACTGTACACCTTTGCCTGCTCATTCCAAAAACTGATAACTGAATCAATTTCACCAAATACCCTCATATGGCATTCTGTACATCTTACCAATCCCATACCTAATTCATTTTCACAGTATTCAGCTTCAGCTGGTGCTCCACAAACCGGACAATTTTTTAGATCATCCACAATATCCCCTCCTTGCTTTCCATGAACACTTGCCAGAATTTGTCTCAAACAAATGACGCATGTTCCAGCGGTTTAAAAGTTTACGTACCCAACCACGATCAGTTTCCAGAATAGCTGCGGCATCAGCAATGGTTACGCCAATCTCAGCCAGCTCTTGCAAATCTTGTTTTGTTATGGTTATTTTACGTTTCTTTTTTAACTGGAAAAGATGATCCAAATTTTGGGATTTAATCACGCTGTAAAATTGGCGCTCACTTATACCCAAAAGTTTTGCCGCGTGTCGTTTATTATCTGCGTATTTAGCAATTCTTTCAACATCCGAAATATATATACCACATTTTGGAAAAAGAAGTTTGTCCATTAAGTAATCTCCGAATCTAAACGTACTTGACCAAGACCAAGATTTTGAAGCACGGTACATTCTTCCCATTCACGTAAGTCTTTTTTGTACCTATGTGCAACCCATTTCAAACGCTGAACTTGCCAGTAACGATCTTTCTCCGTTTTGTTTTTCTCTTTGTTGTCTTCGTTAATGGTGATAAGACCATCAACAATCATAACCTTTCCCCAGTCTTCTGAAATATCATCAGCACCGAGGGTACGCTTACTTGCTGAACCCCTGTTGCCTTGTGAAGCAGTGAATGTAAGAACGTTCCGCTCTTTAGTCATACCAGAAAGCTGTTCCCAAATATCTGAAAGCTGATGCCTACGTTCTCCCATCTGAGCATTCTTCTTTGCAATATCAGCATAGTCGATAATCACTACATCAGGCACCCAACCAAACAATCTTTCCTCTTCATCAAGGTCATTTTCAATATCAGCTACGCTTGCAGACCCAATACGATAAGTAAAAAGTTTGAGAACATCAGGACCGAAATGAAGGGAGAAACGTTCCATTTCTTCTTGAATTTCTTTCTTGTTTAATTTCTTGCGGTCTTCTTCATATTTCCAAGGAGCAAACTCGTAATCTGTAGACTGATATGGAGCATCACGTTCACTCCAATCAACACGGCATGCTGTGCAAGGCATCCATTCAGGAGCTTCTTCAAATTCCATTGGGATGCCATTTTCAAGTATTCCGTCACTAGGATTAACCCATTGGGGATTTGTGCAGTTACCTGATTGATTGTGAACACAGTCACAAATTGGAAAAGTGTATGTCTCTTTTCCCGAACCAGGCTCATGAGCGTTAATCATTATCGACAAACGCTCTTGGACTTCATCTTCAGACATTTCCAAAGAAAAGAAAGCTACTCTCAGTCTGTGGGTTGCAGCCACAAAAGCTACGTACAACAACCACCAAGATTTACCTCGTTTAGGAGGGGCAAGAAAGGCTATGAGTTTTTTGCGGAGGAGAGGAGCAAAGTAATAACCAAGAGCGCCAGGAAAACGCATGATTTCATCTTTGCTTGCGTAGTACCACGAATCAAAGTTCTGTTTGAAGTCACCAACAAAATTGATTGAGTTATGAGTTTGTTGCCGAACCTCTTTAATTTTGTTCAATGTCAGCCAAGCTTCGTCAGCACCTTTTTTGCGTAGGTTCCAACGAGCATCATCCAATGTTATCTCAACTACACGTTCCCTGATGTAATCAAGCATCTTCGGAATAAGATATCCAGCGTTAAACTCTTGACCAACATAACGCTTTGATATGTTGTGTAGAAGGGTTTCAATCAATTCCGCATCTGCAATGTCTTCGTTGCGAGCTTCCACTTCAAAGATGTTTTGTATCTCTGCTTGTGGAGCTTCTTTGAATTCCTCGTAATAGTCAATTACCCATTCAGAAACTTTACGAATGTGCCTAGATTTAAAATAGATAGGTTCAAATACATGTGTGATTCCTTTCAGAAATTCATCCGAGACTATCATCCCTGTCAAAAATAAATCTTCGGCATTTGATTCTAGCTTTAGTTCACGAACATTGACACGAGACATACAACATACCTCTGCTTTCCGCTGCGAAATTTAGCGGTGAATGAAAAGAAAATTTAAAAACGAGTCAGTGCATAGATAGCTATAGGCAAATCGCTTAGAAGCAAGATTTTAATACTCCACATTATTCACAAAAGTTTTCCAAGCATTCTCCTTTGCAAGAGTTGTTGGATTTATAACCATGAAATGCGCTCCCCAAGCAATGCTGAGGGTTTTCATAAACACATTAGCCAGTCTAGCAACATTGCCTTTTCCTAAATGTCTGCTACGTTTGACATCCTTCTGTTCTGCAAACTCCACAAGCTTTTCACTTAGCTTGGATAATTCGCGCAATTCCCGACCGGAATAATCATGCTCTTTCTCTGTCCAGGTATTGAAGTGATGACAAATTGCGGAAGTAATGTCTGGGTGTGGGTCTTCCCAAACAGTCTGAACTTCCCCACAACAATACTGGAACATAACTGATTCAGATTGACCCTGATTTGTCATTGCACCTAAAATAAAATCACCAAGAGACAATCGGCGCAAGAAATCCTTATTTCTCGGGGCAAGCTGTTCATCTTCGATGATTTTTCCAAATCGTTCAATTTTCTCCAGCAACCAATGAATGTCAAGTTTTCCACAATCATCAACATTGAAATTATCTGGAAGTTTAACATGAACCTTTTTATTCTCGGCAGTAGTTATTCCAGTCTCAAGCAATCTACCATTGAGCAAAGCTTGAACTGCAAGAATTGATCTGTCCAATGTTTTGTTTTGTTTTTCTGGATTGTAGTCACTTAGTTTTCTTGTGGGCAAAGAGTTCCACAGTTTCTTGACTCTCACAAAGTTTCTGGAATAAGCAAAGTCATTGATTGATTTTCTCTTTGGTGAAATTTCTTCATCTTTTCGTTGAACAACAGGCAAGGTTCTGTTGTTCACTTCTTTCTGTTTTTTCCTACGTTGCAACGCCGTCTTCGGAGAAGGCGTCGTAGACAATCTTTGATTGTCTTCTTCTTTTAAGTTCTTCTTTTCTTTTAAAGAGAGACTGTCAGCGTGTAGGTCTCGATTTGTATTTAAGCCTGTCATCTTGTCAGGCTCAGTTTTTTTAGAGGGTGTAGTTAAGTGCTTGATAGGATTGACATAATTCACAATACAAAGCGCATTTTGTTCCTTTGCTTCTTTGTATGCTTCTGGGTCATTGAAAAAGGACATGATATTCTGTTCGTGGATCTCATAAAACTTAACCTCATTCCTTGCTCCTCTATGCACAGAAAGAAATTTCCATTCTTGCAATTGAAGCATGTACCTTCTTTGCGAACGCAAAGAAATTCCAGTTAATCTTTTTATATATCCTTGCGTGAAATATTTATATTTTTCAGTCGTTGCTTTTTTATCCCCGTGCATAGTACAATGATCTGCAATAAACATCAGGTAGGAAGAGCAGTCTGAACTACTGAGGTATTTTTTGATTAACGTGGATGTTCTGGCGAACCCTCCTTCAATTCTAATCATATTTCCTCCGGTTTTTCATACTGAGCTTGAAGCCAAGAGAAAAATGATTCTCTTGGCTTCTCTTTTTTCCATTTAGTCTTTGATTGATCCATCATTTCTTGCAGTGATATTCCATGTGTAAGAACTTTCATAGAATCTGTATCGGCGAAGAAAATATATTCTCTATTAAATTGGAGAATCCATTCTATTTCCGTTTCTGTAAGCTCCTTTGTATTTTTTAAAATCTGTCTAAATTCCCCAAAGAAAGAATCTTCTGCTTCTTTGCTTTTAACTGCCTTATACACAGCAGTAATCAAATAATCGGTGCAGAATAATTGTTTTAGTTCTTCCTCGTCCACTGATTCAATTACAGGAGATATTGCAAGGCTAAATAATCCCCATAGATGAGAGTCATTTTTGATCTCATTTATTATTTCCCATATACCAATAATTGAAGAGCAATCAGTTTGAAATTTATTTTCTAAAAATGTTTTTTCCATAGACAACTCCTAAGATAGATATCAAGCCCGACAATTTTGTCGGGCTAAATTTTCGAAGGTCGATAAAATATTGATTTTATTGCTGTTAATTCGTTATGTGTATATCGTACATGATCCTAATGGCAGTGTCAACACTTAATGACATTACCACCAAAACATCTTTACACGCTGTTTATCGAATTTTTTTAGACCACTCAGGGATAATACTTAATTTATTCTCCATAAAGTAAATCGTATTTGAGTTTCTTCGCCTCAATGGGATTCATTTCACCGGGGTCAATATCAATTGTGGTGTAAACTTTTAAATCTGTGATAAAAGGTGCCAGTGTGTAGTACAAGCTCTTTGCAGCCGCTTCTGCCCCATCATCAAACAGAATAACCGCACGTTTCAAATTCTTCTGGATGATGCGATTGATTTGCCCATGCGAGAATTTAACACCAAGAGTACCGATAGTTTCATCACCAAGTTTCCATACATCAGCAGGACCTTCGACAATCAACGCTCTGTCCCGAACTGTGTCCAGATTGTAGAGACATTCCGAAGTGTGCAACGTACTTGCTTCTAAAGGAGCATTCTGATACCGAGGGTCTTGTTTACCTGTCCAATCACGACCTGTGTATGAGACAATTTCTCTGTCCATGATGATTGGAATTATAATTCTGCATTTGAATGGTTGAGTATGATCGGGCAACCGTAGTTCTGACAGTACATTTGTCTCTTGTAGATGGTATTTCTTTTCCAATTCTTCTGAATCAAATCCTCTTTTACGTAAATACTCATGACCTTTAGAAGATAAAGCCCGTACATTTGTTGGGTAAATAATCTCAGGAGCTAACTCCCGTATAGGTGCTTCATATCTATGCCCACGAAACGGTTTAAGAACATCATGCGCTTTTGAATAAGGTATGCCGAGTATCACAGACACCAATTTAAGCAGTGTGCCTGTCTCTGTACATACCCAACAAGAATAACGCTTAGTCTCCAGATTTACCCCGAGGTGAAAGTTTTGCTCACCGCAGAAAGGACAGCAAACACCCACCCAACCAGCAGATACGTTTTTGCCTCCTTCTTTAAACGGAATACCTTCTGCGATGAACAAACTTTTTGCATCAACGTCCGAATAATCAGCATACCGTTTCTTTTTTAATTTCACGTAATAACCTCATTTCGTATGCAAACATCTTTTTATCCAGCCAAGGTTGTTGAGTGCTTTCGTACTTATAGCATTTATCGCCATATACGGATCTAGCACCATAAGAACCAAATCCACATTTAGGACAACTAATACTATCTCTGAATATCCATTCACAACTAGCACATACACGGAGCTTAGCCTGTTTAGGCATCACCACCTCTCACCTCCTTCCCCGCCCTTCGCAAGGCAGGGGCTGTTACTGTGCTATGCTGCGGCCTACGCCTCGCGCCAGGCGTCTTCTTCGTAAATTACCTCCACAACGGCGCTCAAATCACCCCACTCGCTTGCAGCGTTGTATTGTGCGTTAAGAATCCCCTGCTCTGTTGCATAATTACTATTCATCCCTCTATCCTTTCTTAACTTTGAAGTTTACACAGCCAAACTCTGGGCCAGTAACAAAACCACATACAAGCCCTTGGGTATCCTCAGAATCAAAGTATACAACTGCATTACCGTCCGTTACGCTAGGTTGTGTGCTGCGTTGGTCGAAACCTACACCCACACACTCCCCATCAGACTTATCCCAGTATTTACAATCTTCACACTTCCCCATCTCTCTATCCTCTCCGCATTTTGGTAACGAAATCTGCTTCACTACCAAACCGATTCCCCGCGTTGGTTATGGCGCTCAAATGCGACAGCTAAACGCTGCGCGTTAGCTTGTGGTTTATGCAGCCTCGCGGCGTACAGCAGCTACCATACTTGCTTGATCATCGTGAATAGTAATTTTTCCTAAACAGTACGCATATTTTCCGGTCAACGGTGACTGCATCGGCATGGTCAGCATTGCGACTCGCCCGAGCAAGTCGGCTATTTCTTCCCAGCCATAAATTTCATCCGCAAAGCTCTGTGCAGCCTCCCAAGTCTCATCTTCGTCATCTGGGAATTTTTCGGGGTATGCGGCCTGTAATAGCTCGAACATTTCTAAATCATTCAATGGTTTTGCTTTCATGTCTCTCTCCAAATGTTGTCATAACAAGTCGTTGCATCGGGCAAGCCGCTGAACTAGGTGTTATCTATCCACATCAAAGGTCTGGCGGTCGGCGAACTCCTGTTGCTTGCCTTTGTTCCAGTGCTGGACTGGGCGGAAGAAGCCGACAACGCGGGCGTAGGTTTCTACCGGGGCGGTGCATTTGGTGTTTTGCTGTTTTTCAGGCATTTTTAACTCCTTGTTATGTGTTA